ATGCCCCGAGGTGCGCCGCGCGAGGTTTGCGGGGGTACCCCCCCACCCCCTTACGGTCGCCAGGTTCGGTGCGTCACGAACGTGACGCCGACAAGCAGCGGGCCATCGCCGGGCAGTGCCTCGGGCAGGCTGTCGCTCTTGTCGCGGTTGCATTTCCTGTGGCACGGCTGCGTGTTGTCGAGCGTGTCCGTGCCGCCCTTGTTCAGGGGCGTGATGTGGTCAACCTGAAAGCTGAGCGGGTGCCTGTGGTCGGCCTCGTAGTCGATCGCCTCGCCGCACACTGCGCAGTCCTCGCGGCGACGTAACCAGTAGCGCCGGAACCTGTTGCGCCGCGCAGTGTTGCGGCCCTCGCTCACCAGACGTACGGCTGATAGTCGACGGGCTTGCGTGCAGCCTCGCCCTTGCGCCGTGCGGCCTTGCGTGACGCCTCGGCCTTGTCGAGCGGTACGTACTCAGCACGCACGTGCTCAGCGCCCTTGCCCTGCGCATTGACTGCCAGGGCCTCAGCGCGTGCAGCGGGGGCCATTGCGGGGGGCTGCTGTGCGGGGGCCTGCTCAGGGGCCTGCTGCACGGGGGGCTGTGTGGGGGCGCTCTCTACGACGCCGTTGCGTTCGAGCATTGTCGATTACCTCTCAGAGCTTGAAGGGAAAGGGCAGGGCGTTGAACGCTTCTCGGATGGCCTCGCGGATCACGTCGTCGAGGTTGTCGGCGTTGATCCCGTTCTTGAGGGCCTCGCGGATCACGTCGTCGAGGTTGCCGATATCGGGCAGGTGGTTACTGATCAAGGCCACGACAGCCTCGTCGAGCTGGCTCAGGTCAGGCAGGCGACTGACGATCGCCTCGACCACGTGGTCGATCAAGCCGGGCAGCGCCTCGGCCACCTTGTCGGCGACGGCCTCGGCGATGGCGGGGGCCACCGCGGCAGCGATCGGGGCGAGAATCTTGCCGATGGTTTCGGGTAGGGCCATTTCGTGATTCCTTTCGGTTTGACGGATAGGCCCCGCCGTCGATCGCTCGGCCGTAGGCGCGGCGCTGCGCCAGGCTCGCGTGGTGACCAGCCAACGCGGCAAAAGGGCTGCAGCGGTATGCGCCGGGCGCATGGTGCGCCGGTGCCGGATCGACGACGGGGCAGGCGCCGGATCGGCGCGCAGGGAAGGGAGAACCCGCGCGGCTCAGATCGGACGCCAGACTAGAAACGGCCCCATGCAGTCAGATCGTGACTGCCGGGGCCGCTGCGGGCATGGTTGTGCCGTTGCGCGTGCGAGTCTAAAAGCGACTTGATTCAATCTCGGGCACGCGCCGAAAAATGATGCAGACACGAAAGCGCCCCGGCGTCGAGTGCCCGCCGGGGCGTGTTCGTTGATCTAGCAGCCGTGCAGCATCCTGTGCCATTCTCCCCCGCAGGCGCGGCAGACGATCCGGCCGTTTGTGCGGGTGCCCTTGAGCTTTGCGGCCGTCTCGGCAGTTTCGCCTCGACGTACGGCGCCGTTTCGCAGGATCACGTCGAATAGCTCGACGCGGTGCTCGGGCTTGTCGTGCCGCGCCTTGTCGGCCGCGATCTTGCTGTGCGCCAGCGCGCCAGACATGCCCCGCTCGTAGGTGTCGAACCGTCCGACGTCGATACCGTCGGCCTTGAGGTTCCAGACGCAATCGGTGCCGCGCAGGTGCAGTACGTACGCGATACCGGCGATGACTGCCTCCCAGCAGGTCGGGTCATACCCAGACCAGTAGCCGCCGGGCTCGCCGCGGAACGGATGACGCCAGTCGATACCAGAAGCGATCATTTCGGGCTCCTATCCCATTTCACTGTGTAATTTTCAAATCTCCCCGGCTCGCGCCGTGTTGATATACATACAGTAACTCACGGGTTGTATGTATGTCAACACCAAGCGGCGAAATTGCTTGGTACGCTTCCGGGGCCGCTAGTGAGGGGATGGCGGCACAGCGCAAGGCGCCCCGCGGTTGTCGGCCGCGGGGCGCTTTGTCGTCAGCAGGTTTCTAGCTCGTCGGCCCAAGCATCCTCGACCGGCTCGCCCTCGTCGGGGCACAGCGGGTCGGCGTCCCAACGAACCTCGACCATGCCCGCCGGTGCGTCGTACACGCGCAGCACGGTACCCACACGGGCCGCCGCTGCGCCGTAGCGCGAGGCGAGCGACCAGTCGCGCACGCGGGCGCCGGGGGCGATCATGCCCGCCAGCCCAGCGAGGCGCGGATCGCGGCCATGTCGACGATCTGGTCGAACTCGTCGCGCGTGATGAACGCCCACGACTCGACGGCGTACTCGCCACGGCCGTACGAGGTGTCGGCGACCCTGGCGCCGAGCTTGACGTGCATCATGCGCAACGGCGTGCCCTCGGGAACGCCGCTCAGCGCACCCTTGGCGAAAACCTCGATCGGGCCGTCGACGCCCATCACGACGCCGGTCACGTAGGCGTGCGCGTTGTCGAGGTTGAAGTTCAGGCCCTCGGTAGCGTTGAGAGTGTTCGTCATTGTGGGCTCCTATCCCGTTGTTGATATACATACAGTAGCACACCTGTTGACGCACATACAACCCGAAACGAGAAACGCCCCGCACTCGGCGGGGCGTCTCGTCGGCCGGGGGCCTAGCTTAGGGCCAGGGCCTCGGCGCCGTACGCGGTCCACATGCTCGATCCGACGTTCTGGCGATTCCAGGCCCGCGCCTCGTCGTAGTTGTCGAACACGTGCACGCTGTCGGCCGTCTCGACGACGTACGCCTTGAACTCGTCAATGGTGGCGGCTTCGTGAATGTTGGTCGTGGTGGTCATTTTGGGCTCCTATCCCGTTCCGTTGTTGGTATCTATACAGTAGCACGGCCGCTGTATGTGTGTCAACACTTTGGTGCTCGAAAGGTGTTGCCGCGCAACACTTCTCATACACTTGCTAGATAGGCTAAGTAATTTCCGCCACGCCCTTGGCGCCGCTGCCTGCCGCCTCGCCTCGCCGCAACGCCGAAAGCCCCGAGGCGACGAACCTCGGGGCTTTGCTGGGTTTTCGGCGAAACCGTCTCTACCTGCGACGACTGGACTGCCGGCCTGCCTCGCCGGCGTTAGCTGGCTGGTGTGCCGAACAGCCGCCGCAGACGATCGCGGGCAAGCTCCTGCCCGGCGTGGTGCAACTGCCAGGCCATCGAATCGTTGAACCGCTGCAGCGCCTTCTCGACGCGCTGGCGCTCGGCGTCGTCGAGGTGGCTCAGGTCGATACCGTCGGTCATGCTGGCACCGCCTCGGCGGGCATGGCGACGGCCTCATGCACGACGAACACCATGCCGTCGAGCCACGGGTCTGAACCGCTGCCGTCGAGTTGGTCGGCCGCCGCGCGGGCCTGCATCGGGCCGAACTCGGACGGGTTGCGCACCATGACCTCGCGGGCCTCGGTGCGCGTGCCGCGCCAGACTTCGTGCACCTCGGCGGCGACCAGGCCCTCGGCGGCACAGGTACGCGCGAGCGCCTCGTCGGCCTGCGAGGCGACCAGGGCGTCGACGTCGGCCGGGCCGATCGCCTCGACAGCCCGCCTGTCGAGGGGCTGCACGCACACGACCTGCTCGCCGACTTTGGCGCCGATCGCGCCGCACCAGCGCGGGCCGTAGCTCAGCCGGTTGGGCTTGATTCGGTACGTGTGCGTACGGTGCGGCGCCAGTAGGTCGTGCTCGTCGCCCGACCAGTCGATCGGCGCGACCTGTTGCGCGACATGGAACTCAGGCCCCGGCGTGCCGTCCTGCCACGTCGGAATGGTGCGCGTGCGACCGGCGAGCGGGCCGTCGAGGAACAGCACCTCTACCGCCCTAGCCACGGAACACCGCCACGGGCAGTTGCGCCTGCCTGAGCGCCCACGTGCGCCACGATTCCCGCGGCCGGGGCATCGTGGCTAGGCGCACCATGTCGGCGTCCCAGAACCGCACCAGCGGCCCAGTGTGCTTGCGCCGCCACACGTGCGAGCGCAGCACGTGCCAACGGTCCTCGATCGCGTCGAGCACGCCGTCGTACACGTCCTCGGCGAGCCACCGCGCGCGCCGGGGCAGGCCCTTGGCGACGGCGACGAGCGCGAGCACCAGGGCGCGCAGCGCGTCCCACAGATCGACGGCGGCCTCGCGCACGGTCGGCTGCTTGGGCGTCACCTGCACGCCGAACAGTTGGTAGAGCCATTGCGGGTAGCCGTGCTGCCGAGGCATGTTGAACGAGAACGAGATTTCTCGGCGCTCCTGCAGCGTGCGCACGGTCTGCGCCTGCCACGGCGGCACGTCGCCCTCGGGCACGCTCAGCTTGGCGATCGGCTCGTCGGCGCTCACGTAGCCCACGGGCTTGAACCCCTCGCCGGTGCCAATGCTGAGCAGGTGCCGCGAGTCGGCCCACGGGTTCGGCACGTCGGTGCCGTCGTCGCCCTTGAGTGTGGCGACGCTGATCGGCTCGCCGTCAATCTCGGCGAGGTCGAGCGTGGCGCCGTGCCAGGTAGCGCCGAGCTTGCCGCCCAACACGTGACCGTCAATCACGGTGCCGGTCTTGCCGTCGACGGCCTGCGCAGCGAGCGCCGCGTCGGCGTTGATCGGCTCGGTAAATGCGTGCTGCCCCATCAGAATTGCCCCTTACGCTTGCGGTCGTCGCGCGTGACGGTGCCCTCGCCGTCGTCGTCGCGGATGGTCATATCGGTGAGCGGATCGGGACACCGCCCGGCGTGCCCCCACGCGAACCGCACACGGCCGCCGCTCGGGTAGCGGATCGCCTCACGGCCGTTCGCAGCCGAGAACACGGCCTGAGCGTCGATCGACTCGGACGTGACGAGCCGAGTAGCGAGCCGAAATGCGTACTCAGACTGCACCGCCCGCGGCGACCAGAACGCCACATCGAGCCCACGCCGGGCATTAGCGAGGGCCACGTCGAGCAGGGCCGTGGTCTTGCCGTGCTGCCGGTCGGCGGCGAGCACGGTCAGGGTTGGCATGGACATGCTCACTGCCCCTTGACGTTGAGGATCTGGCGCAGTTCGGCGTCGACCGTCACCAACGTGTCGGCGTCGGCCATCACAACGTCAATCGGCTTGTATGCGTCGGGGATCTCGTCGACCCACGCCTCGCCGTGCCGGTACTCGATACCCGCCATGCGGTCGGCGAGGTCGTCGACGGTAAACAGCTTGCGCGCCTTGGTGCGTGAGAACCGGCGGCCCGCACCGTGCGGCGCCGAGCACAACGCCTCGGCGTTGCCCTTGCCGGTCACGACGTACGAACAGGTGCCCATGCTGCCGGGAATCAGGCCCCGCACACCGGCGTGCGCGTCGATCGCGCCCTTGCGTGTCAGCCACACCTCACGGCCGCCGTGCAGTTCCTTCTGCGTGTAGTTGTGATGCGTGTTGATCGTCTCGACGACCGTCTCGGCCGGGTCGACCGGCACGCCGACGCTTGCCTCGATCCAATGCCGGAACGCCTGCGCGAAACGGTCCATCATCTCGGCGCGGTTGAAGAACGCGAACCGCTGCGCCCATTGCAACTCGACGAGGTAGCGGTCGAACTGCTCGGTGCCCTCGACGAGGTACGCGAGGTCGGGGTGCGGCAAGTGCAGGGCGTTGTTGCGGCAATACCCCTGTGCGGCCTGAATGTGCTTCTGCGCGATCTTGTTACCGACGCCGCGCGACCCGCTGTGCAGGAACAGCCAAACGCGGTCGAGGTGATCGAGGCACAACTCGATGAAATGGTTACCGCCGCCGAGCGTGCCCAACTGCTCGCGCCACTTGGGCGAGTGCGACAGGTCGACCTCGTAACGGGTGGCGAGTAACTGCAGCCAGTCGAGGCGAGACTGCGTGAACGCGAACCGATCAAGGCTCTTGTTGTACCCGCCTGCGCTCATCGGAATGGCCGACTCGATCGACTCGCGCAGCGACGAGAGCACAAGGCCCTCAAGGTCATTCGCCGTGTACACGGTACGCGCGGCGATCATCCCGCAGCCGATATCGACGCCGACGGCCGCCGGGATCACGGCGCCCTCGGTTGGTATCACGGTGCCGACGCTTGAGCCCTTGCCGAAATGAGCATCGGGCATGAGCGCAACGTGCGGGTAGACGAAAGGCATTTCGGCCGTCTGCTGCGCCTGCGCGAGGGTCTGGTCGTCGACCTCGCTTGCGAAGTTGATCAAACGGTCACTGACATGTGTAGGACTCAACACGGCTCCCATTCCGCTATTCAGTTGTTGGTCAAGCGAAGTGAGCCAAACACACGAAAGCGCCCCCGTGCGAAACATCACGGGGGCGCCTAACGGCGTGTCTTACGCCGGGTCGGGCCGGTCGAACTCCTCGGCGAACATGTACAGGAACTCGCGCGCCGGGCGCGGTAGACCCGCGGCGACCGAGGCGTCGAACATGGCAAGCAGCGCAATGAGATAAGCGACGGCGTGGTCGTCGTCCTCGGCGAGTATCCGGCCAATGAACTTGCGGCGCTGCCGGGCGACGTCCATACCGGGTTGAACGCTCAGCACGGGGCCGCCGCAGTCTCTGCGAGCAGCGCACGGCCGCGCGCCCAGCGGTCGACGTCGAGCGCGTGCAGCGCCCACACACTGCCGCCGTTGCCGTCGGGCATCCGAACGGCGCGCACCGGGTTGCGTATCGCGGCCTCGATCTGCGCCCTGGTGAGGCCGTACAGCCGCGCAGCGGGACGAATGTGGATGAATCCCCACGGCGGGCGCATGACGGGCTCAGCGTCGCTCACAGCCACGGCAACGCCTCAAACCATGCGATCGCCGCCTCGACGGCCGCGACGGCGACGACACCGCGGCCCTTGCGAGTCAGTTCCCAATCGCCGCGACAGCCGCAGTCGCAGCCCGTGACGAGGCCACGCCCGGCGCAGCGCCGGAACTTGGCAAGCACGACCTTGTACGGCACGCCGGGCACCTCGTCGGACGGCGCCGGGTCGTCGACAGCCAGGCCGCCGAGAACGCGGTTCACCATGCCGCGCAGGGCGACGCCGTGCGACATGGTGGCAGCGGCCACCGCGGCGCAGAACACGGCATCAGGGATATCTCGGGCGTGCCGGAAGTCGGGCGCCGTCGTCGGCTCGTCGAGGATCATTCGCCACGGCGTGCGCAGGGTCGGCGCAGTCATCGGCCTACCCCGCCGCCCTCGGCCTCGTTGACGCAACCGCCGCAGTCGCCGCCGCACATGCCCGCCGGGTGCAGGTGACACAGCCCGCAGGCGTCGCCGCACTCGCCTGCATGATGCAGGTAGTCGGGATGCGCGAAACACGGCTGCGACGTCCAGCCCCACTGCGCAAAATCCATGCCGGGCGTTCGCACGGGCCGAAACCACGTGCGGCCGTTCGCGTCCGTGCGAGCCGGGTACTGCCGGGCGACGTTCACGCGCTCACCTCGATTGCGTCCTGCGCGCCGTCCTGCGCGGTGTGATGGTCAAGGATGCGCACAACGGTGCTGTAACCGACCTGCAGCTTGCGGGCGATCATGCTCGGCGCGGTGCCCTCGGCGTGCTCGGCGAGCACCTGCGCAACCTTGGCGCGGTCGATGCGCGTCACGCCCTCATCGACCAGCCGGGCCGCCGCGACAGCGTGCGGCGAGAACAGCGCGGGATCTGTCGAGGGCTCGACGTCGACCAGCGCCTCGACGGCGGGCGCCTCGCGGGCGATCAGGTCGGCGACGCTCAGGCCGCGCGCAGGCGTGTGCACCGGCTGCGCATCGGCGTGCGCAGCGTCGGCGCGCTCGTCGCGCATCTGCGCATACAGGCGCGCACCGGCGAGCACGTCGTCGTCGTACTCGACCTCGGGCTGCGCAGGCGTGTGCACCGGCTGCACCTCGGCGCGCTCAGCACCCGACAGCGCAAGCAGCGCGATCGTCGAGCCGGTGATCGACAGGTCAATGACCAGCGGCACCAGGAACGCGATAGCCGGTGCAACGCCGCCCCACACGATCGCAAGCTCGCGCAGCGCCGCGAACGACAGCGCGAACGCCGACGACGCCACGGCAACCGTGATCCACAGCGACGCCGTGTACGCGCCGCCAACGATGCGCGACTGCACCAGCTTGTGTACGCCATGCGTAGCGCCGAGCAGCGCCAGCGGGGCCACCGCGGCGAGGGCTGCGGCGACGACCGGGGAACCGGCGCCGTCGTCGAGCAGTGCGTGCACGACGTTGCCGAGGATCGAGGCCGCGGTACCGGCGGCCAGCCAGCCGCGGAAGAACCGCGTAGCGGCCTCACGCGGGTTGCGTTGAGTGTTCATGTCAGGGGCTCCTATCCCGTTCGTTGGCGATTGTCAGGGGCGCTCAGGGCGCCGTGCGAAACATCGGGGCGCGACGCGCCGAGGCGCCTTAGACCTCGGCGACCCAGCGCAGCGTGCCGTCGTCGACGATCGTCGAGGCGACCTCGACAGCGGCCCGGCGACCACCGCGAGGCGAGTACGGCGCCACGCCGTCGAACGACAGCCAGCGGCCCGCGCCGTCGGTGACGCCCCACATACGCGAGGCGCTGGCGAACTCGGCGCGGCGGCCGTCCTCGACCCACGCGACACCGGCGAGGTTGCGAGCGGTGAGGTTCTGCATGGTGGCTCCTTCGGTTGAGGTGGTCGTCGCGGTCATGTATGTATCTAAACATGTCGGCTGTATGTGTGTCAACACCAAACGGCGAAAGCCCCCGACCCGTGTAGGTCGAGGGCGTCTCGCCGGGCGCTCATCGCTGCTTGCGCCACACGATCGGGCTGCCGCCGCGGGTGCACTTGCAGCGCCATCCGGTCATGCTCTTGGGCTGCCGGTACCGGGCGAACTGCTTGCCGTGGTCGCAGGTGCCCATCCACGGCGCCGTTTCGTCGAGGTGCTCAAAGCAACGCTGACCGTTGCCGCCGAGGCTGCGGTGCTTGGCGGCCCACACGGCATCATGCCCGTGCGAGTGTCCGACCAGCGCGTGCGCAATCTCATGCGTGATCGTCTGCCAGGTGTCGGCGTACGACCGCTGCGCCATAAGCGGTTTCGACAGGCCGATCTGCCGAGACGTGTACTTGCACACGCCTGCGCGGCGCCGCGCGTTGTCGAACGTGACCGACCAGCCGGTGAGGCCGTGCTCGCGGATCAACGCCTCAGCGATCCGGCGGGCCTCGGCGAGGCCCATGTGCTCGGGCTTGGCGGCCACCGCGGGACGTGCCGCGGGACGTGCGACCGGCGCCGGTGCGGGCGAGAACGTCAGTTGTTCGCCGAGGCCGTCGAAAGCCATCTGCTCGACTGCGTTGCGGCTCTTGCTCATTGGGGGCTCCTATCCCGGTACGCTGTTGGTACACATACAGTAACCCGCCGCTGTATGCGTGTCAACACAAAGGCGCCCCCGACCCGTGAGTCGAGGGCGCCTCGCTGTGACGTCAGGCCCGCGCGACGTGATCGTCGGCCATGATCTGCGCCGCGTGGTCGGCCGCGTAGGACACTGACACCCAGCCGCACGTGCACTCAGCGCGCCACGGCTGCCGCGACCCGCGCGGGGCTCCGAACACGCCCGCGACGTGCTCGACACCTGCGGCGTTATCGGCGTTGAGGTTTTGCATGGCAACCCCTTTCGGGACAGGCGAGGCGCCCGAATGGCGCCCCGCGAACGGGTCTGTGTGATCTAGCGGGCGTAGCAGTGCGACATGCGAGCGCCGTACTTGCGCAGGCGACCGTTGCCGTCGGCGTCGACCATCACCTCGCGCTCAAGCCACTGCAACACCTGCCACACCTCGACCGTGTTCGCCTTGACGCCGCGGGCGATCGTGCTCGGCGAGTGCAGCCCGGCGTGCCCGTCGAGCCACCCGTCGATCTGGTCGGCGAGGTCGAAACCGGCGTCAGTCAGGCCGCGGGTCTGTAGGTCGATCATCATTTCGGGCTCCTATCCCTCGCGTTGTTGATACACATACAGTAACCCGTCGCTGTATGCATGTCAACAAATGAGCGAGGCGCCCCCAACCTCACAGGTCAGGGGCGCCTCGACGGCGTGCGCTACGCGGCGTTAGCCCGCGTACGGTTCAGCCGGTGAACCGTCTTGATCCGCTCGGGATAGAACGAACGCCACTGCTCATGCCCCGCCGGGCCGCCGATAAAGTCACACACGATGCGGCCGCCGCTGGTGCGCGCCGCGGCCTTGAAACGAAACCGGCCGCGCTCGCCGCGGATCGACACCTCAGTGCCCGGCTCAAGCACACGGCCGTTCACGACGACCTCGGGCTGCGGCTCGACCGGCACCGCGGCGCGGTACGTCCTGGTGCGCTTCACGCCAGGGCCTCGCATTCGGCGATCCGGCCGGGCACCCGCGGGTTGCGGTAACCCAGCGACCAGGCGAGGCGCGTCGCGTTGTCGGCGCCCTCATACAGCGCGTTGAACCGCGCCGAATCCGGCTGCGTCTCAGCGGCATACAACTCGGCGAGGTGCTTCTCGTCGACCTGCTCACGCGACCGCGGGGGCAGCAGCGCCCCGCTCGGCGCCTCCCACGTCTCGACGAACATCACACGGCCCCCTCAGCGATATGCGGCGGCTCGTCGGCGAGCAGCGTCTCGGGCGTCACCCGGTACACCTCGATACCGTCGGACTGTTCCTCTTGGAAGTACCCGCCGGTCGTCGTGCACGTCACCGAATACGAACCTGAGCACGTCGTGCGCAGCGGCACACGATGCGCAGGAATGTAGAACTCGCGCGAGCGCATCCAAGATCCGTCGGGCTGGATCGGGCCGTCACAGATCAACCGGCGACTGCTACCAAGGAACCCCCACCGATCCTCGCGGCAACCGGGGTCGTAATCGTCGGCGCGCGACACCGGCGCCAGGGTCAAGCTCGCCGCAGCGCCGAGGGCGCCGAGCGACACAAGCACAGCAGTGCGCTTCAAAGACATATCAGGGGCTCCTATCCCGTGAACGAATCAGACGGGGCAGAACGTAACACCGGCGCTGTCTGTGCGTCAACACTTACTGTCGGTGTATCAACAGCCGCGGCCTTACGGGGCCTGCCGCGCTTGGCCTTTCCTGCAGCCGCACGCTCAGCGGCAGCCCTGTCTCGGGCGTCGAGTGCCGCGGCGACACTGCTGTGCGTGTACACCGGGAACCCGTCGCGGTACCCGACGGCCTCGACCTCGGTCATCAGCCGGTAGAACGTCGAACGCGGCACATCGCGGCCCAACATCTTGAACACGCGGAACATGTCGGCCGCGGTGCGCGGTGTGTCGTCGATCTGCGCCAGGGCCTTGCGCTGCAGATCCTCAACCCGCCAGTACGCCCCGCAGCGGTAACACGTCACGTCGAGCGCCACGGCATCGACATACAGCGGCGTGCCGCACAGAACGCCCGTCGACACCTCGCGCACAACGTCGCCCGCCTGGTCGACGATCTGCTCGGTACGTTCCGCTTGGCACGGCCCCGCGTACGCCTGATCGGGCGGCAGGTCGATAACCGTCTCAGCGTCAGCCCGCCACTGCAGCACCCAGCGCAGCGCGTCAGGCGCCCACGGGTGCCGCTGCATCGCGCCGGGCTCAGCGGCCAGGTAACGCGCTGCGTGCTCCGGTGCATCAGACTGCGCACTGTGCGCAGGATCGAGCCCGACGACCTGCTCAGCCCATGCGACGAGGCGCGCAGCGTCGCGCATCATGTCCGCGGCGCGGGCGTTCAGCGGCAGCGAGGGCAGACGCTCCCCCGTCGACACGCGCAGCCCCGCCTTGGCGACCTTGGCCTCGCCGTACGCACTTTCGTGCAGACGGCGCAGAAACCACGGCACCTCAGACAGGATGCGGTGCAGCAGCTTCGTGCACGTCCAGCACAGAAACGGCTGCGACGGCGCCGAGCAATGCAGGCAGCGGCCCGTCGGCTCGGGCACACTCGGCGTCGTGTCGACGTCCAACTCAGACGGGCGAGACGGCCGCGGCGACCCGTAGTAGCTAACGCCGGCGAGCCACTCGAGCACCCCCGGTGACCTGCGAGGATCGCCGAAATTGGCGGTTTCCGGCAAACTCACGACCGCGGCACCTCCGTGAACGGCGCATACCGAGACGACGGCGCAAGGTCAGCGCTGCTGCTCGGGCAGTCGATCCAATCGTCGTCAGCCTCAAACGGCTGCGGATTCAGCGGCTTGTACTGCCACCTGACCTCAGACCACGACCAACGCCAACGGTCGCCGTCAACGTCCATCCACTCGGCGCCACGCTCGCCGATCCCGAGATGCCACACCCTGCGCGCCTGCGGCGGGTCGGCCGGGCGCGGCAACTTCGGCCGTGCAGGCTTCGGTGCGGGCGCAACCTTCGGCGCGTGCCCGTCAAGGCCCAGCGCATCGAGGCGCATCGCGTTGACCGCAGCCAGCCCCGCGCGGATCGCCTGCACAGGTGTGTGCGACGGGTGCGCAATGCGGGCGCGCACAACCTCGGCCATCTTGTCGACCTCGGCGAGCGACAACTCGACCAGAGCGTCGCCCGCAGGCGCCGGGGGCAGCAGCGGCGTGCACCGGCGAGCCACAGCGTCGACGATCGAGCCGAGCAGATCCTCGGACGGCTGGCAGCGACCGAGAGCGATATCGCCGACCACACCAGCGATAGCCGAGACAGCCGCACGGCGATCCTCGTTGAACAGATCAGACATGCGCCGCACCGCCGTTCGCGGCCTGCCACGCGGCGATAGCCTCATCGCCCCAACCCGGCGACGCAATGCGCATGTGGCAACCCGGCTGCTGCGAAAGCTCAGCCAGCACCTTGCGGGCGTGCAGATCGTCGACCTGCGAATCGTCCAGCCACACAACATCAGTGAGCCCGTCGAGCACCGCGCGGGCCAGCTTGTCGAGGTCGGGGCGCTTGACCGCCGGGGGCGTGTAGCTCTTGGGCGTGCCCGACGGCCGCGGCATGACGAACGTCAGCGACGCGCGCACCGGGTATTTCTTGTCGAGCACCGGCAGGCCCGCGGACAGCATCGCGTCAGCAGAGGCCAGGGCAATGCGCTCGCGCCACGGCCCGACGGCCGCGCTCGACTCTTTCAGAATGGCGGGGCCGCGGGTACCCGGCGGCGATCCCTCGGGCGCCTTCTTAAAGCCCATGAAGTCTTTCGACCCTTGCGGGGCAGGCTTTCCCGGCACGAACATGCGCAACTGCCTGCCCCCGTTGCGTTCGTACGTCACACGGGCGCTCAGGGCCGCGTACAGCACGTCGTACGACTCGGCGGGCACCATGTCGAGCAGAAGCTCGGCAGCAGCGGCCTTGGCGTGCTCAGCGGCCCGTGCGGCGGCCTCGGCGACGACGGCCGGATCGGCGCCAACCTCCCCGGCGATATCCAGGCTCAGAGTGTGGTCAGTCACTCGGTACTCCCAATATTCAGTTGTGTGGTCGCGGCGAATCGTAACGGCGGGTTGTCTCAATTTCGGCCGGTCAGGGCCTCGTCGAAGCGAGGGCCACCGATTACCCGGCGAGAGTTAGCCACAGGGTGCGGCAGTACAGGTAGTACAGGTTTTTCAATATGAGCGTCACACCAGGCATTCGGCGAAACGCGACCTGCAGAAACGGCCCCAGAATCTACACGTGACACCAACCTGAAAACATCTGTACTTTCTGTACTTAAAGCATTCCTATGTGCTTTGAACTGCGAAAATGCGAGTACGAGTTGCCCGCACCGATCTGTGCTGATCTGTACTACTCGTACTGCGCCAGTACGCTTTAAGTACGGATTCGCGCCGTTAGCTGGCGCCGCCTGCGAGGGCCGCGTCATCGCCAGCCCGCCAACTCGTTGGACAGATCCCAGCCCGGCAGCAGCGCCAACCCGGCGTAGTGGCGCACGCTATTGCTCACGGCGCTGCGCACACCGAACCGCGCCGACAACTCGCGGCCTAGCTTGATCTGCGACACCATTGCGTCCTCGCCGTTCGCCATCGCCCAGCGCTGATACGCCTTGAGCACAAGCGCCGGTTTCGCCCCGCCGCTGGCGCCCGGCGTCAACACGCAGCACTCGGCGATAAACCGCCCGAGGGCGTCCTCTTGCTCGCTGTACTCCTTTGTTGCATCGAGAACCGAGCCCGGCTCGCGGAGGCCGTCAGCGACGATTTGCCGCGCCCCCGCCACGACCCACGCGAGGATTGCGGCGCCTTCCTCGCTGACCAGTTCAGCGGCGAGGTTGGGATTGCGCTGCTCCGGCGGGACGGTGTGCAGGAACGGGATAAGGCGCAGCCGCCGCCAGAACGACGTGCCGCCAGCGGATACCTGCGGCTGGTGGTTGCCCATCAAGAACAGCGTGTGAGACGGCACAAAGTCGAAATAGTCCTGCCTCATGTACCGGCCGCTGAGAATGTCGCCGCCGGTGAGCACCTTCACCTTGGCCTCGTCGAACTTGCTCTCTGCGTTGATTTCCGAGCACACGACCATGCGGGCGCCGTGCAGCCGGGCGATCTCGGTTTCGTGCCGATCGCGGCCAGCCAGTAGGAAGTTCGCCGGTGCGGTGATCGCGTAGTCGCCGAGCACGTGCGCAAGCACGTCCATAAGCACGCTCTTGCCGTTCGACCCGCCACCGAACAGGAACGGCAGCACGTGGTGCGTTACCTTGCCGATCGCGGCGAGCCCGGCGAGGCGCTGCAGATACCCGATCAGTTCGACGTCATCGCCGAACGTGCCGGATAGGAACGTCTGCCACTTCGGTGCGACCGAGGCCGGGTTGTATCCCGCGCCGGTGATCTTGGTATGCCATGACTCGGGCGAGTGCGGCATGAGGTGCCCTGTCTTGAGGTCGACGACACCGCTCGGCGTGTTCAGTTCGTACGGCTCGGCGTCGAGGTCGGCCAGGCGCACGCGCATCTTGGGCTCGCACTTGGCGAGGGCGACCATGTTCTCAAGGCCCTTGCGTGACAGGCTGCGCATACGGTGCTGAATCAGGTCGCGCGGGCTGTCGTCGTTAATCTGAATGCGCTCAATGATCTTGCGCGCGGCGACGATCGCCTCGCCCTGGTCGGTGCCGTGCTGCCAGCGGTCGCCCGCCCATGACAGCCATTTGCCCGTGTCGGGGCAGTATCGCAGCCGGGCGCCGTATGCCTCGACGAGCAGGTCGGCGTTGCCGGTGTCGGTCAGCGTGACCGCCGGGGCCGCAGGGTTGCGTCGGGCGTTGATATCGACGACGGGCGCCAGCGATCCATCTGTCGGGGTCGGCGTCGAGGTCGGGGCCGCCGCGGGCTCGTCGCTCTGGTCGTCGGCGGGCTCGGGCGCAAGCTCGATCTGCCTCGGGGCAACCCGCTCGATCAGGTGCAGGTGCGAGCCGTATTCGGTCGCAAGCTCGGCGTCGGTCTTGGCGGCGACGTGAGTCTCGGCCCACGCGAACGTGTTTGGCACCTCAAACGAGGGAACCTCGCGGCCGGTCTTGGCGCACTCGGACATGAAACGGTCGACGATCATCTTTCGCGCCTGCGCGTACTCGTCGGCCGTCAGGCATTTGTTGCGAACCGCGGCCATCAGTCGCACGGTCACCTTGACCAGCCACGGGTGCCGTTCGCCGATCGGCTCGTCGTGCCACGCCTTGAGGGTCGGCGCGAAATACTCGCACGTCGTCGGCGCGAACGTCCACGTATCCGGCTTGCTGACAATCTCATGCGAGGTGCGCCGGTCGCCCTCGTATTCGGCGACGCCGTGCTCGTCGAGGCGCTCGCGCAGTTCGTCGAGGCCCAGCGGGGCGCCGGTGTCGGCCTCGATCGTGACGTGCTTCGGTTCATCCTTGAGGTTGTATGAGCCGGGCACGCGCAGCACGCGGGCGAGGTCGTACACGCCGCGGTCGATCTTGGCGCCCAGGCCGTCGGCGACGATGCACGCCAGGCGACCCCAACGCTTGAGCAGGGCCGCCGCGTCGGCGCGCAGTTCGGCGCTGTGCTCGGCCATGCTCTGCCAGTCGGCGCCCGACGGGGCGATCGTGCCATCGTCGATCGGCCAGTACGGTTGCAATCCGTTGCCGCTGTAGACGATCGCTGTCGGCCGGGTACCTAGAATGGCGCTCAGTTCGTCGAGCACCTGGTGCGCGTGCGGCAGGTCGCGGCAGGCGCCGGGCTTGACGTCGAGGTCGCACCAGATCGCGGCCAGGCGCGTGACGTCCTCGGCCGTGCCGCGGCCTTTCTCGTCGGCGCCGCGGGGCCGTGTCGGATTGACGCCAAACCACAGGTTGCGACCGTTGCCGAGCGACAGAGCGAGGCCCTGCAGGCTGTCACTGTCCTCGACGAACGGGACGACGGTCGACGAGAACGGGCCGCCGGGCGCTTGGTAGTTCAGGCTCACGTGCTCGCCGTCGGTGTAGCCGAGCGCGTCGAGCAGGTCAGTAAGGCCGTTCACTCATCCTCTATTCAGTTGTGGGGCCTGGTGATACGTGCGGTCGTTCTCACAGCGTGAGGCCGTTTCCTGTCGCGGCTGCGGGCTCGGGCATGTCGAACAGTCCGCTGTGCTCGGCCTCGATCGCCAGCCGTGCGGCGCGCTTGTCAGCGGCGGCCTTGAGCTTGGTCCGGTGCCGTTTGAGGCACGACTGGCAGAACGCGATCATGTTGCGGTCGCCAAGGTTTCGGTCGTCGCCGTCGAGCGGGACAACCTGCAGGCTCACCATTTTGTCGGCGCCGTGCAGCGCCGGGCGTCCGTGAATGTTGCCGCAGCGGTCGTGAATGCCGAAACGGTGCGACCGGCCGCAGTCACCCTCGCACTCGCACCGGCCGTCGGCGCGCGACAGTGCAATGCGGTCGAACAGAACGGCGTTGAGGGCCATCAGTCGCGGGCCTTGATCGCGGCCTTGATCAGGTCGCGCCGGAAGTCTGACCAGGTTTCGCCGGTGAGGCCGTCGTGCACGACCGGGGCGACCAGGTGCCCGGCGTCGCGGAACGCCGCGGCCGTCTCGGGTGACTTGTCGAGGCGCACCTCGGCGTAGTCGACGCCCGCCTTGTCGAACGCGCGCTTAGTCAGGTTGCACTTGCTGCACTGCGGGCCGGTCGTGTACACGGTCAGCATGGTTTTCGGGCTCCTATCCCTGGTGTATGTAGTTGTCGAAACGGCTTGTGAGACAGGGCGAGCCGGTGACGTCCTATGCGCCACCGGCTCGTCTCGGTTACTGCTCGGGTCGGGCTACTTGACCATGCCCATTGCGCGCAGGGTTTCCAGCGCCTCGGCCGTCACGCCCTCGGGCAGTGCGCCGTCAGCCGGGGCAGCGCCCGCGGTAGCCGGGGCAGCGCCCGCGGCAGGCTTGATGTACTCGGCGCGGTACAGCTTGGGGGCCGAAAGGTTGCCCTTCTTCTCCCCGTCGCCGATGTAGGTCACGAACAGTTGCCCGCCGACGTCGAGGCCCTTCGCCCCGGCGGCAATGACGGCCTTCTGCACGGCCTTGCGCATTTCGCCCTTGACGAACAGACGGCGCAGGCCGTCGTCGTCCTCGACCTCGGGGTCGTTCAGATCGGTCTGCACGGTGACGACGAGCTGCATACGCGGGCTGCCGTCCTTCCATTCCAGCCCCTCGCCGGTTTTCATGTCGGTCTGCTGCCGCTGCTCGGGCTCGACCGCGATCGGGCCGCCCACGGTGTCGCCGTGGCTTGTGAACTTGGCAGATGCCGGGCCACCGCCGCCGAGGAATCCGTACGAATCGTTGCTCATGTGTGCCGTTGCTCCTGTATTCAGTTGTTCCGTTATTCCGTTGCGCCCGTTTTCCTCTCGGCCCGCCAGGCGCGGCGGGGGCCTATGTCCCGTCGTAATAGTCGGGGTAGTCGTCGGCCGGGTAATCGCGGGCGTACTCGGCCTGCTCGATCCGACGCTCGCAGTAACCGCAGCCGTCACCTGAGCAGCGATGGCTACGGTGACCCACTACGGGCACTCTCCTTTCGGATGCTCAAGCCAGCACGCGGTGCAAACCGGGTGCCGCCGGGCCTTTGTCGGCTCGGGCGAGGTGTCCTCGCAATCAACATGTATAAGCCCGCCATCACTCAAAAAAGCCACCTCGTCGCCTTTCTGAATCAGGCTCGGGCAGACGGCGCAGCGGCCGGTGTAGCGGGCCGCGAACGTCGAGCGGGTGCTCATATCGCTGCCGTCAACTCGTCGAGGGCCTTCTGCGCGCCGATGGCTTGCCGGGTCGCCTGGTCGCGCTTGGCTGTCGCGGCGGCAAGCTGGTCGTCGAGTACCTCGCGCTGCAGCAGCAACAGCCGGATCTGCCGGTCTTGCACGCGCTCGGTTGCCTCGGCCGTGGCAAGCTGCTGCTGCCACAGGTAGCGGGTGATTTCCTCTTGCGTCTGCATGTGGTCGGGGCTCCTATCCCGTGTGTGCGGTCTGTGCTCGGTAGTCGGCGAGGGCCTGGTCGCCGGTGTCGTGCGCGGTCAAGCGGCCCCAGAACGTGCCAACCGGGGGCTGCACGGTCCAGCGACCGCCGCGGCAGCGGATGAGCCACCGCGACGGATCGCCGAACACGCGCGAGCTAACGCCGGCAAAATGCCGTTTCTGCATGTCAGGTCGCCGGAACGCCTCGACTGGCAAACGCCGCGTGCGCGGCCTCACCCGAGGGGTAGTAGTCGACGACCATGTAATCGGCTTCGGTGCGAAACGACGGATCGTGCACGCCCGGCGCCCTGAATGTCGTCGACATCAGTTGCTCGATCACCCACCCGATGACGACCTGCCCGGCGGGCTCGTCGTGCCGCAGCGTCGGCACCGGCTCGACGAGTCGCCGGATGCGCCACGGTGCCGGGAAGTGGACCCGGCACGCCGGGTTTGGCTCGGCCTCATACCAGGTGCCTAGCTGCGGCTCGGCCGGATCGCGCACCGGGTACACGTGGCAGGCGCACCCGTCGGGCCTCGACGTCATGTAGTGCCCGCTCACGATGCGCCCCCGTCACAGGCCCACGGCTGCGTGCTGTCGAGCACCGGGGCGTAGAACGGGCAGTACATGCAGTTGTGCGGGGTCTTGGCGATCAGCGCCAACCGCTCGGGGTGCGCGTCGATATCGAGGTCGTGCAGAGCAATGGCGATGTTCTGCAGCTTCTCGATCGTCGAGTCGACGATCGCCGGGTCGTACGGCTCAGACCAGACGAACGAACTCGACAGCAGGCCGCCGCGAGGGATGAACCAGATTGCCACGCGCTTGACCGGAAACCCCTCGTTGACGTATCCGCGGCCGTAGCAATGCGCCTGCACCTTGTACTCGGGCGCCTCGTCGCCGAGGCACTTTCGCTCGGCAGCCTTTTTGTACGCCGAGAACTTGCTGCCGCCAGGAAATTTCAGGTCGATGACGGTATCGGTCCAGGTGTCGTAAAGGTCGCAGGTGCCAGCCAGGCCGCCGGTGACCTGCACGCGCCGCTCAGAGAACCAACGCCCGACATACTGCGGGTCGTCGCCGCCAGCCACGCCGCGCAGGACTGTGCACCGCTGCTCGCGGTCTTTCAGCCACTCGTCAATGATGCGCTCGTTATCGAGCACGATCGCATCCTCATACTTGCTGTGACCGGCAGTGCCGAGCCATGCGGGCAACGGGTCGCCCTCGGGGTTGATCCGCGGCAGATCCATTGTCGCCGTTGCCAACCTGCGCACGCACGGGTGCCCAACCTCAGACGGCCCGAGGGCGCGCTGAGCCGAGCGGGCGTGCGTCGCCCACCCGCGCTTGAACACGCCCTTGAGGTCGCGCAGCAGTGCCGCGTTGAACTCGGCCGTCTCGGACACCGGCCGGGCGTACGCCGGTGCATCGTCGGTCAGCCCGAAAAACCCTGCATTGGTGCTCATTCCCGCACCCCCTCGGCCGCCGCGGTGAACTCGGCCTCTGCGGCGGCAATGGCCTCCTGGTACCGCTCATGCGCGACGGCGAGGTCGTGCACCTTGACCGACGCCCGGCTCAGCAGCACCGAAAGCTCGGCAGCCTGGTCGCTGTCGAGCGGGGGAAACGGCGAACCGCTGCCGTCACGCCCCACAGTGACCGAGGCCGTGTCTGCGCGGACACCGACCACAATGTCGCCGCCCTCGGGACTGCGGACTGTGCCCGACACTGGAATGCGCACGCGGCCGACCTCGGCGTAATTCGTCGTGCTCTTGCGTCGAATGCTCACAGGTGAGCCGCCGCGGTGTGGCGAAGCATGTCGAAGCAGAACGCCGTCGCCGCAGCGTCGCCGATCGCGCTGTGTCGGTTGACGACCGGCACGCCGAGGCGCTCGGCCACCGCGTCGAGGCCCTCAAGCTCGGTCGGGTCGAGATTGAGCTTGCCCGCCGCATACGCGGCCAGGTCGGCGAGCCGGTGATGCCACACCCTGCCGACGGTCAGCGGCGAGAATGGCATCGAGTACGTGACGCACTGCCGGGCGACGATCGTCGAGTCGAACGCCGGGTTACTGCCCGCGAACGTGTTGCCGCGTAGCCAGTCCTGCACCTCGGCCCACGCGACCGCCGTCTGCTGCTCGGTCAGAGCCTCACGGTAGAGCCCGCGCTCGTAATACCCGTTGACCTCCATCGCTTTAGGCTCAGCGGCGGCCAACTGCTCGACCGTGACATGAGGGACGAAATACAGCGACTCGCCGGTGTCGACGTTGAGCAGCCCGACCTCGACAGGCACCGCCGTGTCGTAGTCGAGGCCGGTCGTCTCAAGGTCGACCACAATCAATTGCCTTGCCATGCTTTTGGGCTCCTATCCCTCGGTGTTCTCGACCAGATCCAGCCGCGTCGACGACGACGTGCTCATGCACTCGGCGGCGACGTCGGGGTAAAGCGACTTGACGAGCTTCGTGTCGAGCCGGTTTACCTTGCTGCGGTTGAGGCGCACGACCACCTCGCCGCCGATTTCGCCCTCGTCGTCGGCGCCGAGGGCTTCCTCGATCGCCGCCTTGGCGGCCTTCTCGATATCGGCCCACTTCGCCTTTTCGCCGCGCGCATGGCGCAGCAGGTCGACGTGCCCCTTGATCGCTGAGATATCAGCCATTCCAAACCCTTTCGATATTCAGATCGCCCCACGGCTGCGAGGCGAACTCGATCACGCCGTCGATCGCGTTGCCGCCTTCGTGCACCATCTCGTCGAGGCCCGACAGTGCGAGCGCCGCGGCGCCGTGCGCGTCGTCGGTGCTATAGGCGATCCGGTGCTCGACGGCGAGCGCCAGGCCGTCGAGGTAGGCGAGTGTCGCGTCGAAATGCTTCTGCTCGACCCATGTTTCGACGACCTCGCGGTCGGCCCACCACGGGCGCTTGCTGTCGTCGGGGGCCACCTGGTCGATAACCTCGCTCACTTGGCGGGCCTCACGTCGAGCACGATCGGGAATGTGGACAGGAACCCGATACGCGGGCCGCCGGTGAACAGGTCATAGGTCTTGCCGACCTCAAGCTGCGCCCACAGATCCCACGAATTGAAGTGCCCGACCTCGATCGCGTCCTCGACGTCGAACGATCCGCACGTCGTCGTCAGGCGCTTGGTACGCGAGGTGTCTCCGTTGCTGCCGCTCAGCAGAACGTCTTTCGCCTTGACGGTGCAGCCGCTATGCCATTCCTGATTGCCGTTCGCGCAGCCCGGCACGGTCAGCGTTGTGACGACGGCCGCCGCGGCGGCCAGCCCCTTGAGAGTGCGATTCATGTTGGTGTGTGCTCCGTTTCGGTTTGTTGTTGGTCAGAAGAAAATCGGGATGCCGGGACCGGGCATCCTCGGCTGCGGCACGAAAATGACGCCGTTCGGGCCTGTGTTGCCCCCGGTGTCACCGCCGCCGGTGTCGCCGTCACAGCCCGCGGCGCCGAGGGCGATCAGTACGGCCGCCACCGCGGCGGCAATCCTGCGAATCATGCTGACTTGCTCCCATCCCTTGTTTTGAACTCGGCGACGAGTTGTGCCTCGCGCCGGGCGATTTCGGTATCGAGGTACTTACGCGCCTTGCGCAGATCCTCGATCGCGTCGTGCTTGAGGTCGCAGCGCCACACGTACTTGACGGCGTTGCCAAGGCAGAAATTCATGTGCTCGGTTATGTCCAGGCACTCGATCGGGCGCCCGCAGCCCTTGCACGGCGGGCCTTGGTTGTAGTGGCTCGGCTGATTCACCACGTCAACCTCGGCCTGGTCATCGTCGGCCTGCATCCGCTGAATCCAGCCGGGCACGTTGCTAGCCTCGCCATTTGCGCTGGTAGACGGCACGCCGGCCTCGTTGCTAGGGCCGGGTCCGTGTCGCATGTCGGTGCCGAACGTCAGGCCGTTGCCGAGGTCGAGCAGCATCGGCGCGAAGTCGCCCGTTGTCGGACGCTTGTACGCGACGGCGAACGGCGCCACCGCGCCTCGCCCCTGCACGTACAGGCCGCTATTCCATGCGACCCAGCCGTTTCCGTTCAGCCAGCCCCAATGCGCGCCGAGGCTGTCCTGCCACACGTACGCCTTGTCGGCGTCGTCGAGCGTCTCGGCGTCGTTAGGTTCGCCTGCCTGCTCGCGCCACTGGCGATTGATCGCGCCGTAATCGACCATGCCCGTGAGGGAGTCGAACGCGACCGGCTCGACATGCTCGCGCACGGCCACCTCGCCGAGCCCCATCAGGTCGCAGATCCGGCACCACATGGCGCCGCTCGGGTCGAATACGCGGGCGTCGTACTGTCCGCAGACCTCGCACTTCGGCATGTCGGCGTTCACGCGGCGGCCTCGGCGCGACGAGTCAGCTTGCGTTCGTAGGCCGTTGTGCCGCCCCAGATCCCGAACAGTTCGCCGCGCTCGATGGCACGATCGAGGCAGACCTCGCGCACCGGGCACGCCGCGCAAACCCGCTTAGCAGGCTTGGCGCTCTCGCCTTTGTCGGGAAAGAAAATCTCAGGGTCGACCTGTGCGCACAGCGCGTCGGCCTCCCATGTTTCCGGTGCGACCGGATCGCCAAACATGTTCACGCTGTCTCGCTTTCGTCATTGGTCTGGTCGGCCTCGTCCTCGGCCTCGATCTGGTCAAGCGCCGACAGCGGCAGGCCGTCGGTTGTGTCGCGGGTCGGCACCAAGCGCTGCAAGCCCTCGGCGCCGCCCTGCCCGGCGCCCAGCGAGCGCAGGTACCTTGTGACGCCCGAGGCGTCGACGTCGACCATCGCGGCCAGGGCCACCGCGACGCCGGTCAGCACGTGCCGGTCGAGCTTGTGCAGCGCCGCCCACACTTCGCCGGGGTCGTCGTCACGTACCTGTGTCGACAGGTCTAGGGCTCGGTCCAAGATGTGCACGCACTGCTGCGACCGTGGGCTGTGATCGAAGCTGATCAGCTTGCTACCCGCCTTGGCGGCCTTGGCAATACGCGCTGCGCGCCGCGAGGTCGAGGGCCGTAGTAGCAGCGCAATGCGAATGATCGCGTGGCGGGTGAACGTACCCGCGTTGCGGTCCCAACCGGCCGCGGCCAATTCGTCACCGTGACGAGTCAGCACGTTGGCGAGGCTCGGCCGGTTCTCGATGCGCAGCAGTCGGCACACTTCGTCGGTAGTTGCTGTGCCGCCGACGGCGGGCTTGAACATGTCGAGCACGTCTGTGTTTTCTGCGATCCGGCCGCGCTCGGCGCGCTTGTGCGCTCGACGCGCCTCGGTCGACGCCCGGCGGGTCACTCGCCCACCGACTCGCGCGGATGGCCGGGGCACGTGCGGTCACCGCGGCGGCAGTCGAGGCAGTCGTACGCCGGAATCCGCTCGATATGTGCGGGAATGGCGCCGTAGGCAATGCAGAAGCTCATCACCAAACCCCCACCGACAGCGCACCGAGGGCGACGCCGATAATCACCGACGCGAGCAGCAGCGAGAACCAAGCGAACAGGTTCAGTGCGCACTCGCCGCCGCGGCTGCACTGGTCGGGCAGGTGCAGGCGATTGCACGCTGCACAGTAGGGTGCCGGGGCCATCACAGCGCGGCCCCCACCCGCGCCAGCAGGCCGACGATCGGCCGGGCGACGAACAACTCGACCACGTGCTCGACGGTCATCGCCGTTTCGAGCGCGAGGCCGAACAGCGCCAGCGGCACCCCTCCCTCGGGGTCGTTCAGCGCCTCGTCGATTCGCTTCCCGACCAGCGTCTCGACCTGCTGCGCAATGGTCGGCGTGTCCACAGAAATGAGCGCCCGGTGCGCTAGGATTCTGCACGGCATAACAAGTGGCTCCTATCCTCTGGTTGTGTCGGCCAGGCCCCGCCGCGTGCGGGGCTTGAGTCTTTTTGCGGGTCACCCGCAGCGGTCCATGTCGGGCTGATCGCGCAGCGCGGGCGCCGGTGCGCCGTGCAGCCGGTGCACCTCGGCAAGGTCTGCCAGGGCCGCCCGGTGCGCTGCGTCTAGTTCGTCGCGTTCGCCGGTCAGGTAGGCGATCCGGCCGTCGCGGTCGCGCAGGGCGTCGGCTTGCGCCGATATGACCTGCCGGGCTGCGTCACGCTCACTGCGGGCTGTATCGCGCTCGCGCAGCGCCTCATTGAGTTCTAGGCGCAGTCGCGCCTCGGTTGCGATGTGGCGGGCAATAGACATTGGTCAGGCTCCCAACTGGTCGGCGGGCAACGACTTGGCGAATCGACGTAGTTCGTCGACGGGGAACAGCACCCGGCGGCCGTACTTGCGGGCGACGAGCTTGGAACCGGCGCGCAGGCGATCAATCTCGGCGGGCGAAATGCAGAGGATTCGGGCCGCGTCGTCGCGCGTGACGAACAGCGGCTCAACCTCGACGACCACCTCGTCGGACCTCATGCGGCGACCTGCTCGGCAAGATCGGCGATCGAGACGCCGAACGTGCCAGCCACCGCGGCCAGCACCGAGTGCGTCGCAACGCCCGACCAGTCGGGACGGAACGCCGAGTACACGGTCGAACGACCTACGCGAATCGTTTTGGCTAGTTGGCTGCGGTCATGGATTCCGTTGTCGTTCAACAGCTTGGCGACACTTTCGGGCTTCCATGCCAGTTGATGTTTCGTTTTGGGCACCGTGGAAACGTACACCAACTGTCTTGGTTTCAGGACACTTGGTTGCATCTTCGGGCGTGTCGTCGACTATCCGAGAACTGCTGGTCAGTTGCCATTTGTCCGGACACGCGAACATCACGGCACGTCAATAACTTATGTAGGTTTTGAAAGTGGTTGCTTTGTCCTGAAAACAGGAATAGGGTTCACAGCAAGTTGACCGGATCGCCTCGCACGGGGCGGCCCCGCCAAACGGGGGGATGGAAGGGAAGCGCAACGACAATGGACGACACCGGCAAAACACTCGCCGCCGTGCTCGGCTACCTGGTCGGCAGGCCGCTCAAGCTCAAAGAGATAACCGAGGCGCTGCAGATCAGTCGCTCGCGGTATTACGCGCAGATCGACGAGGGCAAGTTGATCAGCGCGGATAACCTTGTGCGCGTGGCGAATAACCTCGATATCAACGAGGTGGAACTGCTCGCGCGTTTCAACATCGTGCGCGACGAGGCCGTGCTCGCGTACGCCGACGCGCTGCGTTCAGGTGCCATGCAGCCGCCCGCACCGGCGCCTCGGCGTCAGGCGTCGACCAGTATGGCGGCACCTACACCGGCTCGCACGCCCCGCCGCAAGCTCGGCGAGTTGAGCGTGCGCCGCGGCGTGTCGGGGCTCTAAACCAAATTGTGACCTAGTTCATTTGTCCCAATTTTGGGACACCCGCTAGAGTCTCGCAGGTGTGTGTCACTCTGTTTGCCGTAGCGCTCTGCGCAGCCTCTCTCGCTATCCGCTGGCGCGCGTGGGCCGTGCCGGGCGAAATGGGCGCCAGCCTTGCCGTGTTGTTCCTCGGCCTCGGTAGTTTCCTGATCAGCGAAGCGAGTCCGTTCGGCGAGCCCCTTTGGCGCGCAACTGGATACGGATATCTCGACGACTTTGCGGGCCATCTGCTATGGCTCGCGGGCATCGTCGCGCTACTAGACCAGGCCCTCTATCGCCTCGCTGACGACTTCGAGCGCACCGAGATATTCGACAGTCTGGTGCGTTGGCCGCTTTCGCTGATAGTGCCGCTCATGTGCAGCAGCATGTACATGTCGAACGCGCTTCACGCCGAGCCCCTGGTCGACGTCACACTGCTGCAATCGGGGTCGAGCGTTTGGCTGTACGCCTACCGCGCCGTTTGGTATGGCGGTCTGCTGTACCTCACGCTGCTGCTAATCCGCGTGCTGCGCGTTGTGCGTGACACCGGCGAGGGCTCGCAGTGGGTAACGCACGCTTTCCTCGCAGCCGCGGGGCTGACAGTCCTCGGCCTCGCGTTTCGCCTCGCTGCGTTCTGGGACACCTTCGCGGCACTGCGGGACGTGCCGGTGTTTTTGCGGTGCGCCGCAACGGCGACGGTCGCCCTTGCTGCTGCGGGGTCGTGGCTCGGGAAGATGCGCGACGCCCGCAAGCTGCTGCGGCTCACTCGCACCTCGCGGCGAGCGCGGCGCCGCGACACGCTGGAATCACACCGGCTGCGCGTGCTGCTCGCCGCCGAGTCGATCATCGACCAGGCCCTCGACGACACCGAGGCGCAGCGCGACGAGGGGCCGCCAGCAGCGACCACGCAACCCGCCAGCTAACGCCGGCAAGCGGGCAGAAATTGCCGCTGACCTGCAAGACTGCTTAGGTGCAGCAAACAGCCCCCGGTTATTGGTACCGGGGGCTGTCCTGTGCGCGTCCGCCTACTGCTCGTCGGCCGGATCTGCTGCGGGTGGCAGCTTGCCGAAACAATCGACGTCGGCGGCCATTGCGAAATACATCGACGCGAGCGCCGCCAGCGTCGTGACGTCGACGAGGCGCCGAGCCCGCGATTCCTCGTCGAGGTCGTCGGCCTCGTCGTCGATAGCCAACACCAATTCCTGCGCCTGCTTCGCGTAATGCCTACCCGCGCTGCGCCATTTCCGCACGCTATCCTCGACCGGCTCACGGTCGACCTCTGCCATCACCCGCATAGTTATATCCCGACATCCCGAATCTCGGATTAGTTGCCTACCGAAACACAGTGCGCGTCACGGTTGCGTCACACGCCGCCGGGCGCGCAGGTCGACCACCGTAGCGAGCGGGCCGTCGCCCTCGGGCTCAGGCTCGGGCTCGCCGTTGACGACCAGGGCGCCGAGGTGATCGAACGCCTGCCGCGCGAGGTCGAGGTCGACATGCTGATAAAGCTCGGTCGTCGACGCCTTGCTGTGCCCGATCGCTGCGGCGATCACGTGCCGGTCGACGCCGTAGTGCAGCAGCAGGGTTGCCGTCGTGTGCCGGGCGCGGTGCAGGCCGTTGTTCTCACCCTTGACGACGGGCACCTCGGCCGCCGCCAGCAGCGCGTGCCACGCCTCGCGGTCGCGGTTCGGGTCGATCGGCCGCCCGTCGGCGTGGTGCCAAACGAGGTTGTGCGGGTTGGGCTGCCCCGCGGTGGCGGCCTGGTGCTCGCGCAGGCGATCGGCCAGCGGCTTGATCATCGGCAGCACGCGCAGGCCCGCCTTGGTCTTGGGGCGCGTCAAAACGAGCGACCTGTGCAGCACTGTGTGCTCAGTTCCCGGCGGCAGATCCCACCGACGCTCAGGACACCAGCCGGGGCGCACACGTCCGCACGGCCATGCGCCAAGCTGCCCGTCGTCGGTGCGCAGCCGCTCACCGCAGCCGTGCGCCTGCGACAACTGTTGCAACTGCCACGGCACTACTAGGCGCGCATTCTCGTAGTCGACGCGATCCCACGTCAGGCCGAGCAGTTCACCCTCGCGGGCGCCGGTCAGAAACGCCGCCTGCCAGCGGGCCGCCAGCAGCGGGCCGTCGGGGGCCGCCGCGTCGATCTGCTCGGCCGTGCGCAGGATGCGCTGCGCGACAGCGAGCGGGAACCCCTCGACCTCGGCGGCGAGGTGCTTGGGTTTCTTGACGCCCTCGCACGGGTTGCGGTCGAGGTAGTCCGGTACCGCGTCGCGTAGCGCTGTCTTGAGCGCCTGGTGCGCCTTCTGTGCATTGCGCGACGAACCGTGCGCAACCTTGCGCACCATGTCGCGCACGTCGTCGCCCGTGAGCCGGTCGAGGCGCTTATGGCCGATATGCGGCTTGATGTACAGCCGGATAGCGCCCTCGTAGTGCCGGTGCGTTTTCTGCCGCACATGGTCGCCGTGGACGTTCTCAAGCCAGTGGTCGAGGTAGTCGGCCAGCGTCATGCCGGGGCCGCGTTTCGCGGGGGCACGCTTGGCGACGTCCTCCTGTGCGCGGCGCAGCTTCTCGGCGGCCTCGGCGCGATCCTTGGCGTACACCTTGCGCTGCTTTCGATTGCCGTCGGCGTCGCGGTAGCTCACGCGGCCGACCCACATGCCGCGCGATTCCTCCCAGCGCAGCCCGCCGTCACCGGCCGCTCGGCGGGGCGCCTTGCCCTTACCCTTGGTTGCCATGCTCGGGGCTCCTATCCCTCGGTTACAGGACTCAGGATAGTGGACTCAGGTGGACTCACGACGTGGACTCAAGAGGTGAGTAATCACAGGTCGTCAGTCTTACTCAGGGGCCTGTGATCAGGGCGTTTCCCCAGGTCGCCCCCTTGTTACTGGCTGACTTTTAATCCGCAGGTCCCAGGTTCGAGCCCTGGTGGGGGCACAGGTCAGAGGCTATTTTTGCGTCGAGGTGGACTCACGGGTGGACTCAAGAGCGAGTAAATCGGCGCAGGTCGACGTCGGCCGCCGGGCCTACGATCGGCGCCGTGAGGCTCAGACACACGCGCCGCGGTTGGGCCGAGGTTGCGCCTGTGACGTGCGCGAACGGGCATCGGCTCGCCCGTAACGCCCTGGTCGGCGTGCAGCATTGCGACTGCGGCACGATGCACCGCACGCACTGGTGCAAGACGTGCGGCGACACCACGTACACGCCGCCGCTCGCCGACACGTGCCGCAGCCGGGCGTTCGACGAGCGGTAGGTCGTGAGTCCACCGGGGCGCCCTCTGTGAGTCCACCTGAGACACGAAAACGCCCCCGCCGGGGTCCGGTCGGGGGCGCTGTCGTCGGCCTACTCGGGGGCCTTCTCGACGACCTCGACCTTGACGCGCTGCAGGATCGTCTGCACCTGTCCCTTGTACTCGCCGGTGCCCTTGACCGTGCCGGTAACGCGCACCTTGTCGCCACGGCCGAGGCCGTACAGCCCCGTGCCGGTGCTCATCGCCTTGAGCACGCGGCCGTCGGCCAGCTTGAAAATCACCAGCTTGACGTAATCGGTGCCGTAGCCGGTGAACGCCGGGCGCCCAAAGCTCGTCGACACGACGACCTCGGCGTCGAGGTTGCGCAGGCGCTCGCCGACCTCGCCAACCGTGTTGTTGTTCATCGCGGCGAGCCGGGCCTCGCGGCGAGCCTGCTCGGCGTGCGCCTCATCCCACGCGGTCGCCAACTCGCGCGCCATGTTCTCGCGGGCAATTCCAGCGTGGTACTCGGCGATCGCGTCGCCGTGCTCGCGGTGCAGGGCGTCCTCGCGGGCCGCCTTGCGGAGGGTCTGCGCGGCCTGCGAACGCTCAACCTTGCCGGTGCCCCAGCAGCCGAAGCACGAACCCTCGCAGTTGCCCATCGCGTTGACCCAGCGGTACACGCCGCTGCCGCCGCAGCGCCCGCAGCTTTCCAGCCACTCGACCCGATCGCGGGCGCCGAGGCCGGGGCACGGGTCGACGTAGGACTCGACGACGAATTTCATTCCCTGGTAGGTAACGGTCGTGCTGGTCATTTCGGGCTCCTATCCCGTCGCGCTGTTGGTACACATACAGTAACCCGTCGGCTGTATGTATGTCAACACGAAAGGCCCCCGCCGTGTCGACGGGGGCCTCGCGGGCGCCGGGACTACTTGCCCTTGGGGCGCTTGTGCTTCTTGATCACGCCCGACATGGTGTAGACCTGCCGCACGTGGCAGCCGGTGCACTCGGCGTAGGCGCTGCGGTACCGGCGCACGATCGTGCCCTCGACCGGGCGCTCGCCGCTGCCGGGGCAGGCGTCGGGGTCGGCGGGCTTGCCGATCGTCCACTCGACCGGCGCCGACGGAAAGCACTTGGTGCACAGCATGGCGCCGTGCTCGGCGACGGCCTCGGCCTCAGTCTCGCCCGACAGGTTGGGCAGCCAGCCGATGCGGGTCGTGATCCGCAGCGACGAGCAGCCGCGCGAGCGGTGAATGTGCCCACCCGGCACCAGAAAGAACCGCAGCCAACCCTTGTAGTTCGCGGCTTCGTGGGCGTCGATCGCCTCGTCGGCGGCGACCTTGGCGGCCACCGCGGCGGGGTACGCCTCGACCGCGCGGGCGATCGACTCGCGGTTGTAGGCGACGATCGACTCGTCGGCTGCGCGCTCGGTCGCCTTGGCGAGGGCCTCGTCGTGGCCCATCTTCCAGTACCCGCCGTAGGTCTTGTCATCGCTCGCGGCGCTGTGCAGCCGGTCGGCGGCCCGCTGCCAGGCGTCGAGGGCGTCGAAAAACGCCTTGGTCAGTTCGGCGAGGATCGCGTCGGCTGCCTTGGCCTCGGCCTTGGTGTATCCGGTCATCGTGGGCTCCTATCCCGTCGTGCTGTTGATATACATACAGTAGCACGGGTGTTGACCTACATACAACTCGAAACGCGAAAATGCCCCGATTCCGTTGTCAGCGGAACCGGGGCATTCTCAGAACGCGGTCAGTGATCGCAGGCGCGGCGCCCACACTCGCAGCCGTATCGCGCGAGGTTGTACGCGGGCGAGCCGGGGGTGTGCAACTCGTCGAGGCGCTGCCGTTCGCGCCGGGCCGCCGCGCGGGCCTCGGCGAGGATCGTCGCGCCGGTGAACGCGAACCGGGGCAGCACCTCGGGCTTGCGCTGCCGGGCGCTCACGGTGCCACCTCGTCTCGCTGCACGCTGTAACCGACCTTGCGCACCTGCTCGGCATAGTTCACGTAGTCGCCCGCAATGCTGCCGTCCTCGCGCGTCGTGCTGGCAATCTCGTCGACGTCCTCGGCCATGTTTACGCCCTGGTCGTGCAGTCGGTCGAGCAGGGTCGCCTCGGCGCCCTGCTTGGTGGCGTGTGTCGAGCGCCAGGCCCAAGCGTCGCCGGGCTGCGGCCCGGTGATCACCAGGTCGAGAATCCACACCTCAGACCCGACCGCCGCGGCGCTCACGGCTCGACCGGCATTCTGTGCACGCCGTAGCTCACACTCTTGCCGTCGACCTCGTAATCGCCTGCCAGGCTGCCGTTGTCGGCGGTCGCACTGCCCTGCGGCTCGACGTCGCCGAGGCCGTACTCGACGAGCTTCTCGACCAGGCGACCGATCGCGCCGTCGCGGCCCGCGTGCACCGACTGCCATCCGTCGTAGTCGCCGCCCTCGGGGCCTTCGCACGACACGTCGAGCACCCACACCTCAGAACCGACGGGGGCGCTCATGCGCGCGGCCTCTGCCACACCCGATCGACCTTGCCGCGGTACTTGCGCACGGTCAGCCGGTTGATACCGAGACGCTGCGACAGGCTCAATTCGCTGGCGCCGTCCGCCACCGACAGGTTCACGACCATGCGGGCCGCCGCGGTCGCGGCCTCGTACTGCTCTCGGGCGACGGCCAACTCGTCGCCGATCGCCTCGGGCAGGTCGGCCTCGGCGCACAGGTAGCGCCCGGCGGCCTCGATCGCGGCGCTGCGCCGGTGCGCGTTCTCGTCGCCGGGGTACTCTGCCTCGATTGCTGCGACTGTCTCGCGGTACCGTTCGACGTTCTCAGCCGGGATCGTGCGCCGACGGCCGCCGAGGTTGACGGGTAGACCTTTCGCCACTTGTGCGGCCTCCTGCTCGGACAGCCTGCGGACTGTCATTGTGGGCGTGCTCATTTCACGGCTCCTATCCGTTGCGGTTGTTGCACTGCAAACAATACGGGCCGAGGTGTATGTGAGTCAACAGGAACGCCGAAAGGCCCCCCGCCGACGGATCGACGAGGGGCCTCTCATGTTTGCCGGAATCCGGCGTATTTCGGTATCGCTGCAGTTCAGAGGGGGTGCTCGAGTGCGCTGCCGGCGTTAGCTGCTAGCGGCCCTTGAGCTTGGCGAGCAGCTTGTCGACGATCAGGCCGAACAGCTTGCCGATCAGGGCCTTGACGATGGTTCCCATGTGTTCTCGCTTTCATTTTCTAGTTGCGCCCGCGGGTTGCGTGCGCCAACTGTGTGAGCGGGTCTATCCGCTCGGGTATCAGGTTGAGCAGGTGCAGCGCCAGGCCGACGACGACGGCGTGCGTTGTCCACTTGCGTCGCGTCAGGTAGCGGTCGACGCCCTCGCTGAGTAGCTCGCCCTGCGGGGCGCTCACCTCGTATGCGACGACACCGGCGGCCAGCGCAAGCCACGCCTTGTCAGCGCACCGCATCACAGCACGCCCAGGTTCGATACCTCGCCGCCGCGCAGCAGGTATGTGAACGCGCCGCGGCGGGACTCGCCGCCTTGCTTCTCGCGGAACCAATCACTGCCGCAGTCGAACGTCGGCGAGCACACGATCGCCTTGCTGGCGTGTAGCTCGACGGCGCCGACGTGCCAGTGCCCGTGCTGCAGCACTTGCGCCGCACCGGCGGGCTGATTGTGCACGGCCTGCTGCGCAAGCCAATTCAGGGCGCCGCCTTTGCGCCACTGGTGACCGTGAACGATCGTCACCACAGTGTCACCGACGGGCACGGTCATGCTGCCAGACCACGGCTCAGGTACGCGCACCTCGACGTGCCCGTACGCCTCGCGGTTGAGTGCCAGCGCGTCGCGCACGGCGATGGCAGCCTCGGTCGCCCAATTGTCGCCAGGCTTGGTGTTCCACTGCCGATTGGCGTCGTCGTGATTGCCGCCCACGACGTCGAGCTTGACCTCGGGCGCCGCGCGGAACGTGTCGACAGCCTCAAGCATCAGCCGCCGCAGTAGCCGGTACTGCTCGGTGATCGTCTCCTGCGTGAGCCACGAGTTTTTGCCGCCCTGCGACACGACGCCTTCCAGGCAGTCGCCGGGCATCGAGATTTGAACGCCCGCGATGCCGAGCGGGGTCAGCGTGTTGAACTGTCGCCGCGCCGCCGCCAGCGACTCGACGAACCGCTCGACGATCTGCTCGGTAGATCCGTCACGTGACCTTTTGCCTAGCTGCAGGTCGGACGCCTGAAACACGTACCAGTACGGCGCCGCGGTTGCGGGCTCGATCGTCGGCACCTTGCGGGCCTCGGCGATGAGCGCCTCAAGGCCACTCGACTGCTCGGCCGTCTCGATCGGTTCGCACCGCAGCCGGTACGCGGCGAGCCAACGCTCGTCATAGGTCTGCCAATGCGACTCGCGCAGAACCTCGACGATGCGCCAGCGGTCGGGGTCTTTGCCGACGCTGCGCAGAATCTCGGCGTACTCGATCGGCTGACCGGGCTCGGCCTCGACCTGCCCCGTCTCGACGATCGCCCCGCGGTTGTCGAACTCGACCGACGGCCGGTACGGATGCTCGGCCGCGGCCGGTGTGGTGAGTCGGTCAGACAGCGACACGTGCGCCCCCTCGGTGATGGTCGTTGATCAGTTCCGAGAACCTCGGGCGCTTGATCGACAGCGGATTACTCGGGTCGGTCGCACAGGCCCGCCACAACGCCGACAGCGACCCGCCAGCGGCGAGCCACCCGTCGAACGATGCGCGGTCAGCCTCAGCGGCCCCGTCGAGCCAGCGGCACACGGCGCACTCGCTCGACGGGGCAGGCTGCGGATCGCCGAGCCGGTCGGCCAGGCTCATGCGACCCGCTTAACTAGGTCGTCGAGCTTCACCTCGACCGTCGACAACCGGCCGTGTGCGTGCGCCCGATCCTCGCGGACCTCGCCGCGCAACTGCCCGACGTCGGCACGTACGCCGCCGATATCGCGCGTCACGTCGACGAGATGGTCGCGCACGCCGTGGATAGCGTCGCGCAGGCCGTCGATATCGTCGCGCAGGTTCGTCGTGTGCGAATTGGCGACGTGCTCGCGCACTGTGTCAACGGTGCCCTTGGTGCTGCGCGTCTTGAGCCAAACGGCCACCAGGCCAACGCCGTTGACTACCGCCAGCCCAGCGAGGCCGTACCAGTCACTCGGCAGCGCTGAGGCGCTCATGCCTCTACCGCCCGGTGCTTACCGTCGGCAGCCGCGCGATCCATCTCCGCGGGATCTTGAGAGGTGCGGGTATTCGTCGCAGCCAGGGCGCCACCGAGCAGAGCGACGATCGCCGCCATGATCGGCGTCAGGGTCGAATCCTCGGCCCAGCCGAACCCGACGACAAACGCCTGTACAGGTGGCAACAGTCCGTACACCCAACGCCGGAACCCGTCGCGGGTGTTGAACCACGCCAGCGCCGGGCTGGCGACACCGAGCACCAGGGCAACGATCAGTTTCGCGTGATCCTCGCTGGCGATATTCCACGTGACCATTGCGGTAACGGCGTACGGCGATAGCACGTGCACCTGCAGTCGCAGATCCTCCCACGTGCGAATGCCGAGCCGATCCGCGGCGAACACGCGCAGCGTCGCCCATACCTTGCCCAACATGGCGACCATGCTCTCAGCGGTTTGCTTCAATTTTCGGCCCCCTTTCGACCTATGAAGCGAGCGCGCGCATATGGCGCACCGCGTGCTCGAAATAGGTCACACCGGGCGCAGCCTCGCGCAGGTGGTACTCGATATGCGGGGCCGTCGCGGGCTTGCGGCCGACGAAAATCAGGCCACGTACGATCGCCTCGACCGCGGCCGGAAACTCGCGCAGCGGCGACTGCAGCAGTTCAATGACCGTGCCGACGATGCCGAGCACGTCCAGCACACTATTGAGGCGCACCAGCTTGAAAATCGCTGTCATGTCCTCGCCCACATCGTTGTTCGGCACGTTGGCGTAGATATCGCCCTCGTTGAACTCGTCGACCCAAAAGTCGGGCGTGCCGACGATCAGCTTGTCGGCAATGCCGCGGCCCCCGTTGTCGTCAAGCTCACGCCGCGGGTTGCCGAAGGTGGCACCGGCCATCAGCTTGTGCGACAGGTGCTTGAGCCGACCCGTGCGGAACTCGTCGAGCAGATCCGAAACGAGCCAGCCGCCTTGCGAATACCCGCACAGCGCGTAACCGGCGGGCACCTCGGCCGACGGCCGGGCCTCATGCTGCAGAACCAGGCTCACGCCCTCGTCGACGCCGATCTTGACCGACGGCCCCATCGGGAACACGCTCGCCGGGTACTTGCCGATCGGTTGGAAGTAGTACAGATCCTCCATGCGCCGGGCGAGGTCGGCCGGGTATCCGGTCCACATGTCCACGCCGGTGCCCTGCGCGGTCAGCAGAACAGGCTTGCTACTCACAGCGCACCGCCCTTGCGCAGCACGCACTCAGAGCCAGCCAGGGCACACGAACCGTCGCCGCCGTTGGCGACCAGCACGCACGGGCCGCCGCCCTGCACGCACGACACACTGACCGGGGGCGCGGGGTTTGTCGGGGCTGGCACCTCCGGCGACGGGGGCGTGTCGTCGAGGGTTTCAAGGAACGTCTTTGCGACGCCGACGAGGAACGGGTCGGGCTTGCCGTCGGGAGTCTGACGAACGCCCCAGAGCGTACCGGCAGCCGCCTGCCTCACGCGGTCGATCGCCCACGCCTCGCCCCGCCGCGCGCTAGCCTCCACTCGCTGATCCCAGCCGAATGCGTGACCCGAGATTGCCCGTCCTGCAAAGGTATCCAGTTCGGGGCCGGGGGCGTACATCGAGCGGTGCGGGAACTGCTTACGCAACTCGCCCGTATCGGGTGCGGCCAGCCAGCGCAACAGTTCCAGCATTTCGCGCTGCTCGGCCGGTGTTAGTGCAGACAAGAATCCATCCTCCGTCGTTGTGTCGATACCGAGGGCCGCCGCGAATGCTGTCGCGGTCAGCCCGTTGGCTGCGTTCATGTCGCAGTTGCCGAATGGCGGGGCGCCCTCGGGCAGCCCACCGCCGTAGCCCTGACCGTCGGTGTACTGGTGGGCGATCATGCCGGGATAGGTTGGGAGACGGCCGTATCCGGCGACGACCAGCCGCACGCCCGCAGGCTTGCGCGGCCATAGCCGATCGAGGTCGCCCGCGTTGCCGTAGCCGATCACTCGGCGCCGGTCGCCGAGCCATGAGGCGATCGACTCAAACGCGGCGTTGATCCCGTCGGACTGGTCGCCGGTGATCTGCCCGCCCCAGCTTTCGACGTCGATCATTACCGCCATGCGCGGATGCGGTTGCCCTATCTGCGCTTTGAGTGTGGCGACGGCCTCGGTCCAGTTGGGCCGCCAGACGAAATAGACGATGAAGAATTTCAGTCGCCCGTCGTCGACCGCCCGCTTGCACCATGCGTAATTGTTCTGCCAGTCGAGATCGCGGTGCGTGCCGTCGTTCGACCGGATGCACAGCACTTTGTACCCGGCGTCGGTGTAGGCGTCGGTTACCGGCACCTGCCACTCTGAAACGTCGGCGTACAGAGTGTCTTTCGGCTCAATCTCGCCCACGGGCGTGCCGTCGTCGACGATCGGGCCGGGCAGGTAGGCCCAGGCGTTTGCGTACGAGTGATTGATCGGCCACGCGGCGGGGGCAGTCACCAGCCCTTTGGGATTGCTCGCCGACTCGACGCGCATCCCGTCAATCTCGCCCCACATGTGCGACGAGGCGCCGCCGTTCCCCTCATGGTGAAACGCGAGCTTGGCCGCCGCGTCGGCGGGGATATCCTCGGGCCGCGCAACGCGAATCGTGCCGAACGGACCAACCTCGCCGATATCGAGATAGCGGTACGACTCGGTGGTCGCACCCTCACCCTCACGGCCCCATTTGAACCGGCCGACGGCCATGCCTAGCACGTCATTCCAGATGCCCGAGCAGTCGGTGCCCGCCCGCAGATCCGTAGGGCTGATCATGCCGCCGTACACGTAGCGGTTGCCGAGCCGGGGAATAACGAGGCCCTTCGCGGCCTCGACATTCGCGCGAGTTACTGCCATTGCCAGCCCCTTTCGTTAAACCGGGTCGCCGTAGGTGTGCGTCGGGGTCACGTCAATGACGCCGTTCGCATTGAGGGTCGCGCCGGGATTGAGGGCCTTGCCGTACAGGAACGTGCCGCCGGTCGTGCGGATGCCGTAGTGCGTAATCGCCACGCCCGCAGGAACGTTCATCTGTTGAGTTGCGCCCGCCGCGGTCGCCAGCCCGCCAGCCATCACCGGCGTACTCCAAGCGAATGTTTTGCGGGCATAACTGCCGCCGGTAATCTCGTTGGCGCCGGTCGTGCCGGGATCTGCGCTATGCAGGCTCAGCACCACGCCGTCGGCGATGATCGCCGCCAGCTTGGCGAGCTTGAACGCATCCGTAGCTGCCACGTTTGAGTCTCCTATTCAGTTGTTTGCCAACCATCCGCAGATGCGCAGGTCAGCGGGTAAATTGGCGTGACGCCGGCGGTTAGCTACTGGTAAGCGCGGAACCACACGGAACCGGCCGCGCCCACGCCGCCGGGGTCCGACGACAAAATGCGACCGTCGCCGCCCGCCCCGCCGCCGCCCGGCGGGTTGCCCGCTGCGCCAAGGGCCGTCGCCGCAGCGCCGCCGGTGTAGACCTGTCCGTTGAGGATCTGGCTGCCCGGCGATTTGCCCGGCACCTCGTTGCCCTGAAACGGGTTGGTGCCCGAGCCACCAGCGCCGCCGTTGGCGGTACCGAGACCCGTCAGGACCGAGGCGCCGCCCGCGCTGCCAGTTCCGTTGTTCGTGCCGCCACGGGCGCCGCCTGCGCCGACCGTGCCCGTGAGTACGGCCAGGGCCTCGGATATGTCGACACCGCGCCGCAGCGTCAGCAAGAGCCAGGTACCGGCCGCGCCGCCGCGGCCGTCGCCATTGGCCGCGTTACCCCCTGCGCCGCCACCGCCGCCACCGAGCAGCACCACGTCAATGAATCGGCACCAGTACGGAATGGTGTAGCTGAACGCGCCCGCTGTGGTGAACTGCTGCGGCAGCGGGGCGTTTGGCGGGTAGGCGTTGGTCGCCGTCGCTGCACTCAGTGAGGCAGCGTCGGCAGATGCCTTGAGTACCGTCGCCGCGGTCGTCGTCGAGGTGCCCAGCGCAGCGGCCACAGCCTTGACGGTCGACGTCGACGACCAGGTGCTCGACGACGCCGCGGGGGCCTCGGCGAAATAGTGCTCACGGGCCGACACGATCGCGCTGCTAACGCTCGCCGCGGGGGCCGTCAGCCGCAGCAGTACCGCGGCCTCGGTGTGCGTGACGCTCAGGGCCGCCGCTGTCGCGCGGATGGCGAGGGCTGCGTGCGTCTCGCTGATACTGAGCGCAGCGGCAAGCTCATGCACGCCCACAATCCAGCCGGGCCGCGGGGCGCCCCCAGCCGGTGACGGGTTAGGCGACCAGCCCGCGCCGCGGCGCCCGCGCGGCGGGGGCGTTGGCGCCCACGCCACTAGCTTGCCGTCGGGTCGTGCAGCACCGGCCAGGGCAGCGTGCCCTGCAGATCGTTGTACTGCTCGCCGTCGGGGCCACTGACCCGCCACTGCTGCACGCCGAGCGCCTCGACGCGATGGGCGACCTTGCCCGTCTCGGGGTCGCGTCGCACCATGCCGACCGGATCGCCACCCTTAACGTTGTTCCAGGCCGCCAGGATCGCAGCGACCTGCTCGTCGGTCGCCTGGTCGCCGAGGTGCTGTGAAATGACCTTGACGACCTCGGGTGTCGCCTCAATCTCTGCCATCTATCCCAAGCTCCTGTTGAGTAGTGAAATGCCGAAGTACGTACCGATCCCCTGCGCGTCGCCGACCATCCACGACAGCACGCCCGAGGCGTCGTAACCTGCCTGCACGCTGTCGCCTGCGTCGAGGTAAACGGCGAAACTCGTTTGTGCGTAACGGGCACCGGCGCCAACGCCGAAGTAATAGAACGCATAGGCGTCGGTACCGATCCGGTGAGCGACGCCGTTCTTGAAGCAGACGGGCGCGACGTTCCACGCGCTTGCGAACGCGAAACTGCCGATCTGAAAGGCCATCTCAACCCGATACCAACCGCTCAGCGACACAGTGAACTTGCCGTTTGTCACGTCGGGCACAATGTCCGGCGTCGCAAGATCCATCGAGTCGTAATAGTTGACTGGCGCCAGCACGCGACCACCTTGGATCGTCGCCGCGGAAGTGTTGCGCCGCGACATCTTCGCGCCCGAGCCGGTCGCTGCCGACGGGTCGCTGTCCGCGCAACTGACTACCGTCGCGTTGGCAGGAATGTTATTGCCGCCGTTGGCTGTCGACGAGATGAAACCCCACCCGCGCTTGTCGGTGCCGACCTGCGACACGCCCGCGCTGTCGGTGTAGTCGATAATCACGTCGTTGCCGCTGATCACCTGAAAGTTGCGCAAGCCCTTGCCCGTGCCGATCCGCACCTGCAGGTTGAAGTTCGGATTAGCCGGGACGTTGGACGCAAACACGTATTGCACGCCGTCGACGTAGCACCCAAGCTCAGCGCGGAAGTCCACCAGCGAGTTACGAGTGCCGCGCGCATAAACGAACGTGTTTACCGCTGCGTTGCACCGGCCGAATAGCCAGTCAGCAGCGCCGTTGTCCATCGGATTGGCAACCGTGCCTTGGATATTCTGGTAATCCGTGAGCGTGACGCCCTCATGCTTTCCGATTACCTGCCGGTCGCCGTTCGCGGCCTCGTTCCATGTCGCCTTGCCGTCGACGACCGACAGGTACCCGGTACCGGCGCCGCTGTAGGTCAGTGAGAACACAGACGGAAACGGGCCATTGGGGTAGTCGGCGAACTTGACCGTGTAGGACACGCCACTGTGCGCGTCGCCGGTCTGCCGGGCGATCAAGTCCTGCAACGTCTGCGCACTGGTCTGCACCTGGTTGTAAATGGTGCCCATCGCGGCCGCCGCGTCGTCGAACGAGTGCCCGGTGTCCTTCATGCCGAGAAATCGGTTCACCACGTTGTCGAGGTGCTTGCCAATGTCCTGCAGGATGTTCCCGCTAATGCCAATGATGTTCGCGCCCGGCACCGGCGGCATGTTGTTCGTGTTCGACAACTGCGAAGCGTCGAAAGAGCCATCGACGCCGAGGTGCACAATGCGGTTGATCAGATCGCTGATCACGCCGCCGGGGCCGCCCTTGGCCGCGTTGAGGAACTCCTGCCACACGTCGATGCCGAGCAGGTCGGCCAGCCGTGCCGAGAGGCCCTCGACGAGTCGCAGCGGCATGAGGTTGGTTTTGTAGGCGTCCACCTCGTCGTACCACACGCTGCCCGCGGTTGCCGTCTCGCGCAACGTGACCCGCACGCGGGCGCTCTTGACGCCGCTCTCTGGCACGGTGTACTGCCCGCTAACGGCCTTCCAGTCAGCCGTGCCGGTCTGCCCTGTCGGCGCAGCGATCACGGGCCGCCCGACCATGTTCTTGCCCTTGGCGTCGCTGTAGGTGACGAGGCCGACCTCAATCGGGCTGCCGGTAGCGACGAGGCCCGACCACTTGATCGAGCCCGCCACGTCGAGCACATGCCCCGGTGTGAGGGCGATCAAGTCGAGGCTCAGCAGATCCTTGATCGTGCCGTCGGCGGTCGTGCGCACCGAGCCCGGCGACAGCTTGCCGACCGCCTCGTCGAACACCCACTTGCCCGACGGGTCGAGGACCGACGAGGCCGAATCGAACAGGCCGTTAGGCAGCAGACTGGCGACAAACTCGCCGATCTGCGACACCGGCAGCACGCCGATACGGCCGGGGTCGATCGGCCCCCACAGGTTCTCGCTGACCCATGCGACCAGTTCGTCGAGGTTCGTTGCGGTGCCGGTGAAACCGAGCACCTGCCCGACCAGGGCGACGATGTTCTCGGGATCGAGCACGCCGCCGATCAACTCGCCCAGGCTCTCGACGAGCTTCTCGGGGCTCGACAGGTCGAGGCCGGTCAGTTCCTTGAGCCCGGCGAGCCACTGCGCCCACAGCGCCGCCGCGTCGAGCTTGGGCAGCTTGCCGGGATCGGGCACGATGCCCGCCAGGGGGTTGCGATCGACGACAAGCTGCCGCCGGTCATACGCGCGAGGCACTTACGAACCCCCCGCCTTCTGCGCCTTGAGCCACGCCGACTCGGCGATCAGCCACTCGATCGTGACCTCGGAGACGGCGCCGGTGCCGACGAACTCAAGCCACGTGTACTCGTCGACGCGCATCGGCAGGTGCTCGGCCGCCTTGGGTGGCAACTCGACCCACGGCACCTCGCGCTCGCTGTAGTCGGTGATCGTGAGCCCGTCGAAACCGGCGGCCGTCTCAAACGATTCTCGGGTTAACCACCGCAGCACCTCGACGTCGGCGCCCGGCTCAATCGGGATGATCGTGCGGTAACTCTTGGTGTACGGCATGGCGGTTACTCCCCTTGCGGCACAACGAGGATCGACAACTGAGCGCCGTTACGGTTGAACACGTAAACGCCGAGCAGGCCGTCGTTGTACAGGTTGACGTTGATCTGTGCCGTCTGCCCGGCGGCGACGGTGGCGACGCCGTTATCGGGTGCGACCGCACTCGCGGGATCGCTCGGCGTCGAGTAGTGCGGCAGAACGGTTGTCCAACTGGCGATGTTGCCGAACCCGCGGCCGATCAGTTGGCCGCTCGTCGGATCGCCGAGGCGCACCTCGCAGCCGATCGTCAGCGGGTCACTGTCCAGTTCCAGGCCAAAGGCTTTCAGGTGCCCCGTGACGTACGGGGTCCAAGCGAAGTCTTGCGCCTCGACCGTGTACTGCAGGATCGTCTGCCGCTGCGCCGGGCCAGTGAAAGGCGTAAACGCCGCCTCGGGAACCGAATACAGCCGCGGGTGCTTGGCCGCGTAATCCGAGGGCACCCACATGCCCTTGCTTTCGTCCCACACGATCGACTGCCCGTTAGTCGGGGGCGTGCTGTTGTCGTAGTCGGGGGCGTCGAGAATGTTCGTCGACGGGCCGACAGGCCCCTGCGGCGACAGCGCCCGAACCTTGATATGCGGGTTAAGCGATGTGCCGCTGCGGATTACCTCATCTTTGACACCAGGCCCGCGCTCAGACATGGGGATGGTTTCAAACTCGAAAGTGATCTGCGGAGTAGCGCCGGGAGGCCCCGCCGGGCCGGGCCGCACCATCTGAAAGTCAACGCCCGTCCAGACGTACACAACGGTGCCGATCCACCAGCCCTTACCCTTGTCGGCCGCGGTCAGTTCGTCCTGTAGCTCGACAAGCTCAGTCGCCGATTCCAGCGGAGGCCACTGCAGATCGACCAGCGGGGCCGGGTCGCCCTTGTCACCCTTGGGGCCGATCAGAACGTCGGTCGTGATGACGGCCTCGCCGTCGACCATTTCAAGCGTCGCCGCCATACCGCCGGGCGTGTTGCCGTCACCGACAATGCCCATCCACGTTGCCGACAGAAGCGTTTGAAACAGGGCTACCGCATCACCTGTCAGCCGCACCGGAAGCTCGGCCATGTGTGTTGCTCCTATTCAGTTGTAAGTGAAACCGGCAGAGGCGCCGGTGAATTGACGTCAGTCGTCCCAGACGATCGACGTCTCGGTGTGCCACGGCGTGCGGGCGTCCAAGTCGACGGCCTGGTCGTCGGCGACGACCGGCTCAGGCGCCGGGGGCTCGCCGGTCGCCCGGCGAATGAACTCGGCGCGGGCCGCCGCGGACAAGTGCGGCAGGTCGTCGAGGGTGGCGCCGTACAGTTCGTCCTCGATCGTGTCGGGCGCGTCGACCGGCACCCACTCGACCGCATCCTCGACGACGCCCGGCGTCGGCGGCATACGCCGTTTCTTGATCTGTGCCCGTGCCGGGTCGACGACACAGCCCGCGCGTGCCAGGTGAAACGCGATCACTGGCAGCAGAAAACGGACGTCGTATCGCCGACCGCGGCTATCGACGGGGTACTGCAGCGCCTCGGCAATGTCGTACATCGCGTCGGCCGTCTGGTCGACGCCGGGCACGTGCTCGGGCACCTCGGGCAGCGGGGGCAGCGGGGGCAATTCCACTAGAACATGTCTCCTGATCCGAACAACATGCCCAGCGCGGACCAGAACGTCCCGAGGTTTCGGGCGACCTGCGCTAGTGGGCTTTCCGAATCCGCATCGTCACCGATTGACAGGTCGAACGTTTTCGGCGTCGACTCGTCGTAATGCAGCTTGATCGCTGATACTTGATCGGTGTAGAAAATGCGGTCAATTTCAAAATGGCACCGCGTGCCGAGGTCGAAATCGTAGTACAGCGAATGCTGCCCACCATTTCGCACGGACACCTTGAACGCCTGATAAGCGCGCGTTTTGTGGTGCCCCTCAGCTAACGTCATTCCGCTAGCTACCGTGTATGCTGAGCCCGAGCCCTGCTCGAAATGTTCCAGGTAGCCGTACGGACCTGTGCGCAATGCGCGTACCGGATCGGTTACCTGAATATAGGCCAGCAACGTGTTATCGAATTGGCCCTGGTAAATTTCCTCCAAGCCCGAACTGCCCGGTTGCTGATAACTTCCCGCAGGCCCAGCCTGAATAATTGCGCTCAATTGGGAGAGCGCGTATTTAATCAGAAAGGTCTGAGTTTGGTTAACCCAGCCGGGCGATTTGCCGCCTGTGAGAATTTTCTGAGCTTTCGCTCGGAACATCGAATGTTCCGACGAAATGATCTGCGAATAATCGCCATCCCGAAACACAATGTCGGGCACCGCGGGGGCGACGCCGAGCAGGTTTCGGATGAACGGATCGGCCACGCCGTCGCCGTCACGGTCGACGTGTACGAGGGTGCTCAGAATGTTGTCGGCAGACACGGCCAGCAGATCGAGCGCCCCGTCGAGCGCTGTGCCCGTGACGCCCGTCGTGCCGCTCATGTCCTCGACCGCCAGGACGATGCAGTTGCGAGTCGGCCGCGCGAGCTTCTCGCCGACGATCGCGGCAAGCTCGGGGTGCGGGCTGTCCTCGTCCTCGGTCAGCCACGTGTACGCACGAACATGGCAGCCCGCGTACTTGAGCAGTGCGTCGCAGACGTCGTGCGCTACCGACCACCGCGACATGAGCACGCTCAGCCGCGACCGATCGAATATCGGGTTGACGAACTGCATTTGCACGGGCCAGTTCAGCGGGTTGAGGTTGAGCAGGTTCGACGCCTGCCCGATCCATGCGCCCGGATTCATCACCTGCGTAGGCAGGGCCAGCAGCGGCCAGTAATTGCGCGCCAGGTTGATGAATCCCGTTGTGCTGACGATGGTTCGCGTGTTGCCCGGCAGCAGCCAGGCCCGCAAGGGCTGCACCTCGGGGGCGCTAAACGGCGTGGCGCCGAATAGCAGGTGTTTCCAGTGCTCACGGTTATGCGCGCACTCGAATGTCACTGTGCGCTGACCGTTTTCGTTTCGGCCTACGCGCACGTTGGTGACCTTGGCGCCCCACCGCCACCGCCACGAACGCCGGTGCGGGTAGGGGTCAATCGTGATGTGCAGATCCTCGTCTTTGCGCACGTCGGTGCGCAGGAACTCGACGAGCCAGTCGTCGCCGCGCAGCACAATGTCGCCCTGCCCGGTGTCGTGCAGCATTTCCTCGGCGTTGACCGACTTCTCGGCCGCCACGGTGCCGATGTACTGCATTTGGTTGTCCCACAACCGAATGAGGGGCTTCTCGCGGGCCTCGGCGTCGATCAGGTCGCGCTTGAGGTCGAGGTACCGATACGCCTCGATCGGATTCTTGAGCGGGTCGGGTACGCCGCTGGCGCCGATCGTCGGCGGCACCCACAGCTTGCGTCCGTTCTGTACGTACATCAGGACCACGCCATGCGGTAGTGCTGCGGCATGATCGCGGTAACCGACCCGTTCGGGTTGTCGTGCGTCACCTTGATATTCGCCACGGTGCGCGGGGGAATCTTGCCGTCGAAACCGATACCGCCGGGAATGCGACGCTGCGCCGGGAGGCGTGAGGCCGTCACGTCGTGCAGCAGCAGATCGAGCAACTGAGCACCGCGCAGGTACTTGTAAATCTGCTCGTCTACCGGATCTTTCTGCGTCGTGATCGTGCGCTTAGTCGGATCGGTGTCGACGAGCATGTACTCGCCGTCGGTGCTGTAGAACTTGGGCAACTTGACCATTGGGCCGCCGTTGCCGTCCTGAATCGACACCTGCCCGTGCCCGGTAACCAGGTACTTGGGCCACGATTCCCACGTGCCGCGGTTGGGGATCTGGATAAGCCCCTGCGCCACACCGCCGTTCGCGGTCACGTTCGTGATATCGGACTGCCACGCCTTGCTCAGCGTGCGCTTGGCGTAGAACGGCCAGGGCGCGTGCAGAACGATGTTGTACTGCTGACTGTTGTTGTCGTGCGCCGTCGGGTCGATCGACAGGGCCGTCTTGCTCGCCTCGGCCAGGATCACCGCCAGCCACCGCCAGCCGTGCGTGCGGGTGAACGATCCGAGAAAACCGGGCACCGTCTCAGACAGAGACGACCACCAAGAATCCTCAATGAACCTGTAGGAGAACGGGTTAGGTTCCTCGACGCGCTCAGCGTTGCCGTTCGGCTGAATGACGACGCCGAGGCTGATCGTGCGCTTTTTGTAGTTGACCCGCTCAGGCTTGGCGCCGATCGTGTACGCGCCCTCGCTGTAGAGAATCTCAAACTCGGGCTGCATGACGCCCTCAAGCTCGCGGGCCAGGGCGACGCCTTGACGGCCGCGGAACGGCCCGGCGAGGTTCCACACCTTGTTGTTGCTCGGATGGATATAGACCCACTTGGTTTGCGTCGACCGCAGGTACTCGCCGTTGCGGCCGAGGTCGCGCCAGTTGGTCATGCGCCGCCAGGACGGGTGCGCCGGATTCTCGGGGCCGTACAGTTCGTTGCCGTAGGCGTCGCGGTCGTACTTCGGCGGGTCGAGATAGAAGTCGTCGTGTATGCCGGTGAACTCGGACACGGCTGCGTCACCCCATATTCAGTTGTCAAAGTTTGTTAGCTGGCACAGCGGGCCGCCGCAGGTCAGAGACCAGATCGGCGGCCCGCCGGCACTTAGCTGAAACCCCGGCTACACCTTGCGGTAGCGGGTGCGCCCGTTCAGTTCGGTGCGCATCGTGGTCTGCACGGCCTGCGGGTCGAGCCCAACAGGACCGTTGAAGTTCACGACGTCACCGGCCGGGCCGGGCAGGGCGCCATTCGCCTGCCCGTGTTGCGTGGTGTCAGGCGCGAACGCCGACATGGCGCCGACGGCGCCCTCGGCGAGCGAGGTACCGCCTGCAACCGCCGGGTTGAACTGACCGGGCGCCAGTTGCGGACTGCCGCTCTGTGCGTCCCATCCGGCCGCAGGATCGCCCACAGCGCCCGGCAGCGCGGACATGAGCCCATCGAGCCCGACCGCCTGCCCCACGCCGTCAGCGAAGCCACCAGGCCCCGATGCGCTGGCGACGTTGTTGCCCGAGAGCAGGCCGCCCGCGAAGTTCACACCAGCCATGAGCGACTTAACCGTCGGCCACTCAAGAGGATTGCTGAATAGCGACCCGTCGAGGCCGATCGACTCAAGCACGCCCGAAACGAACGTCTTACCGAAGTCAGCGCCAGACAGGCCGCCGCTCGCACCGTTCGCGCCCTCGGTGAACTTGCCGCGCTCGCGCAGTTCCGTGTCGGCATTGGTCGCCTCGGTGAGGCGATCGTGTGCCTTGGTTTGCGCCTCGATCGCGTCCTGTAGCTCACGCTCCTTGACGCTGAGTGAGTGCTCGGCGTCGCCAGTGTCCTTACCGGCCGCGCGCAGTTCCTCGACCCGACCCTGCGCCCTGTCACGGGCGTACGTCGCATCATCGACGCGCTGGTCGGCGTTCTTGGCAGACGTGCGGGCGCTGTCGACCTTGCGTGACGAGCTACTCAGCTGCGACTGCGTTGCCGGGCTGTACGTGCCGCTCGGCGAGGTGCTCGCCCCGATAGTCGTCGCGTCGCCGTCGAGGCCCGTAAACGCCTCGGGTGGCAGGTGCATACGGTTGGTGAACTGAGAATCGTCAGCGCCGACAGCCGAGCCGCCAAACTGCCCGTTACCCGCAGCGCCGCCCATCTCAAAGTGCGTGCCATCCGGCAGCGTCGCCGCCGTGTGCCCGCCACCAGGACCGCCGTTGTACCAACCGACCTGCAGCGAACCCGACGGGCCAAGGCCCGGCTTGAACCCGCGCGCCGCCAGTTCGTCGCCCTCGGTCGCCGTGGCGAAACGAGAGCCGAACGGATCACGGCCGGTCGCGTAGTTGGCGATCGCCGAGACAGCACCCGAGCAGTCGCCCCAATTCACGCCGCCACGCACATACGGGGCGCCGTCGACACCGCGCGCGAACTCGACCAGATCGTCGGCCGAGACGAGGCCGCCCTCGGCGAACCGCGGCAGTAACCCGCCGAGGATCTTGTCGAGGGGCACACCGGCGTTGAGCGCCTGCAGCAGCGGCAGGTACGCCGCCGTCGTGCGGGCGTTGGTGACGAACTCGCCGTTAGCCACGCGGACCATTGCCGGGAACCCGAGAATGGAATCGCTTGTGCCGGTGCCGGGGCCGCTGATACGGCCGCCCTGAGCGTAACCGCGCAGCGGACGCGAGCCCTGAATGTAGCCACCGCTCGCCGCACCACCGAGCCCGACCGCGTTAAGCACGGCGCCGCCTGCGCCCTTGAGCGCATCCGTAACGGTGCCAATGCCGTTCACGATCTTGTCCCAGATACCGCCGATCGCGCCCCACACAGTCGTGATGACGTCCTTCACGGCGTTGAACGCCGTCACGATCCCATCCTTGAAAGCACCGACACCGGCGCCGACCTTATCGAGCGCGGCCGTAAACAGATCCCAGACAACTTGCACGCCCGACCACCAGGTCGACACAACCGAGCCAATCGCGTTGAACGCGGGCTCAGCGACGTTGTGCCACAACCACATGATGACGTCGCCGACTGCACGCACGGCAGTGCTCGCAGCCGACCAAACCACCTGCACGCCCTGCCACCACACGCCGACCACGGCCGCAATGCCGTTGAACGCGGGCACGACGACGTTCTGCCACAGCCAACCGATCGCAGCGCCCAGCACCTTGAGGGCCGTCACCACGTTGTTGAACTGCCACTTGACGAGCGCCGCATAGAACCGGCCGAACGCCGCGACCGCAGGCTGAATGAAGTTCCACACAGTCTTGATCGCATCGCCGATAGCCGAAAACGCTTGCTTGGCAACCTCGCCGAGCCGCTGCATACCGGGTTGAATCTGCTCCCACGCCTTGCCGAGCGTGTTCTTTATCCACTCCCACGCCACCTTGACGGCGTTCGTGATCGCGGGCCAAATCTTCTCCCAGAGCTTGCGCCCCGTCTCAGTCTTGGTAAAGAACGCCCACAGGCCAGCCGCCAGCGCAGCCACCGCCACGACAATGACGCCGATCGGGTTAGCGGTCAGGGCCGCATTCCAAAGCCATTGCACCGCAGTAGCGATACGGCCCGCGTTGGAGTACGCGAGCATCGCCGTGTTGTAAATCGCCATGCCGATTGCCATTGCCTTGACAGCGCCGACCGTGACGAGCAGCAGCGGGGCCAGCGGCGCGAGCCCGGCGACAATGGACGCGATCGGCGGGGCGATCGTGGCGAGCGTGCCAGCCCACGGCGTGAACGCCGCGACGAGCGCGGGCAGCACCGGCGCGAGACGCTCCATAACCTGCGACAGCGCGGGCATGAGAATTTGAGCCATCTGCACCAGGCCCGGCACGGCCTGCTGTATCGCTGCGCCGATCGCCTTAAAGCCGGGGGCCAGCGCAGGCGCGGTGACACTGCCGATCTGGCGAATGCCGCTGATGACCGGGCCGAGAACGCTTGCAATGTTCTCGATCTGCTGCTTGAGCGTCGCAAACACCAACTGCATTTGCGTGCCGTCGATATTGCGCAGCCACTCGCCCGCCCTGAGTAGCGCGTCATTGATCCCGGCGCCTGCGCCTGCGAACGTATTCGCCGCGGTCGCCGCGAACTGAATCAGGCCGCCGGTCAGGCCAGCGAGGCCCGACTCGCCGAGGAAGTTCTGAAAGAAACGATCCGACGCGCCGATCATCTGATCGAAAACGCCTGTCGCAGCAAGGTTGTTGACCGTTCCGGCCACCTCACCGAACACGTTGCCCACCGTCGTTGCCAGGCCACCCAGCCGGGGCCGCAGGCCGTCGAGCGCGCCGCCGAGCCACACAAACGGATCGCTCAGCGACTTGCTGAAATTGTCCGTAATCTCTTGGCGCAGTGAGCGAAACGCGGCCAACAGTGGGCCGAGGCGCTCGCCGATCATCTTGTTAAACGCCTCGTCGGCGTCTGCGAATTGCTTGTTAAATTCCTTGGCGCCGTCAGCCAGGCCCTTGAAACCGAGCTTGGCGACGATCAGCGCCGGGCCGAGCAGACCGGCCACCGCACCCGCCGCCACACCCGCAGCGGAACCGACGAGGGTCAGCGCGCCGACGAGGACATTGCCCAGCGTCGTGGCGAGAGCCGAACCGACGCCGATCAGCAGCGAGGCGCCGATCGTGAATACGGCCATCATCTTGGCTGCGCGTGTCATAAATGACAGCAGCTTGCCGACTGCGGCGAGTACGAGAATCGCGGACGTGACACGCGACACCTGCCGAGCCAGGCGATTGGCAAGGCCCGCGGTGATCGCCAGCGCCCCCGCCAGCTTGGCGAGGCTGACACCGGCGACCACCTTCAAGGCCGTGGCACCGGCGAGCAGCGACAGCGCCATGCCGCGCGTGAGCCTGCTTGCTATGCCGACGACGGTCGCCACGGTCCCGACATGCCTCACGACAGATCCGGCCGCGGCGCCCGCCAGCTTGAACCCTGCTGTAACGCCGCGCAACCCGCCGCCGATCCCGGCAGCGGCAGACGAGAATCCTCGCTTAAAGCGGTTGCCGTATTCACGGCCGTCTCGCTCGCCCTGCCGGTGGTCGACGCGCGGGTGCACGGTGATGTTGTCGGCCGCCTTGGCGGCTCGACGGATACCCGAATAGACCTGACTCGTCTCGGGAATAACTGTCAGGTAGTACGTTGCGGCCACTACGCCCCCTCTGCTGCCTTGCGCTTGCCCTGGTGCTTTTCACGCCAACGCTTTTCACGCTCGGCGCGCATCTGTAGGAACTTGCCGACAGTGGTCTTGGTTGCCACGGTCGAACCGACCTGTACGTACTCGGAATCGGTGTCTTGCTTGTCGCCGTCGGTGGGCCGCGGGAACGGGTCGGGCAGGTGTCGCGGATTCTTTTTCTGCGCATCCTCAGTCCGCTGCCACAACCCGATCTTGAGTGCGTCGATTACGTGCGCGAGCAGGTAATCGGTTGTATTCCAGCCCTTTTCAAAGGCATGGAATATCGCACTGCCGGGTGGCGCCGCGAAGATGAATGCGTACAGATCAACCCACGACATAGTGCCGTCGTCGAACTCGCGGCCCGCGACGATCAGGTCGCGCCGTATGGCGTCCTCTACCTGCCGCGCCGCCGCGCAGACCTGCGCGATTTTCCCTGTTCGATCAGACCGCCGTCCTTGCCCCACGCCTCGACGTATTCGTTCCAAGCCTTCTCGTCGAGGCTGTCGAGGATTTCGAGAGCGCGGTCGCTGGCGTGCATTTCGATGAGCGCGAACGTGCGCTCAAGGTCGGACAGGTGCGCGTGCTGGCGAATCCATCCCGGCGGGGGCTTGCGCAGGCAACGCTTGACGGCGATCGTCGCGCCCTCGGGGAACTCGGCGACGCCGTAATCGGGGTCGAAGTTCTCAGCGTCGAACTTGCCGACGAACAACTCGGCGCCCTCGTCGTACTCGTCGCGCCAGTCGGCGAGGATCTCGTCGCGCACCGCGGCAAGCTCGTCGTCGAGCACCTGGTCGTGAGTCTCGGTCGTTTCGGTCATGCGTATTTCACTGCCTCTCTTGCGATTTCCTGGGATTCCCTGGTGTCGGTAAAGCGGGAAGCACCCCGCGCGCCCACCAGGATTAAGCGCGCGGGGTGCAGTCTGAGCCGGTACTAGACGGCGACGGTCACGCCGTCGTCGCTGTACTGGATGACGTGGTTTCCGTCGGTGCCCTTCAAGACCTTGAACGTGGGCTCAAAGGCCATCGGGGCGTTGTGAACGAGCTTGATATCGGCCAGGCTGGAAAGCTGCGCGATCTGCGCGACCTGCCGAATGATCTTGTCCTCGTACACCGAATCGAGAACCAGGCTGCACCGCTTGGGCAGCTTGGAGTTGATGAGCACCTTCATGCGGGCACCGTGCGCCTCGGTCGCGGCCGTGGTCGACACGTTGCCAGCGCCGAAAATGGCGGCGTTCACCTCGGGCGACAGCACCTGAAACAGGCTCATGCTGTACTCGATCGAGAACTTGTCTCGCAGCGCCCCGATTTCGTCGCCGCCCCACACCTCAATGGGCGTGGTCTGGCTGTCGATCTTGACGGTAACGCCGTCGGCCGAAACGAAACCGAGGTTCTTAAATGCCTCGTTGAGTGGCTCGTCGACGTCCTCGGGCAGTTCGGTACCGAACGGCGCGAACCACAGGCCCCCGACCGTTTCCAGGTCCGACGGCGAGGCCGCGAACACCTTGCTTGCGTCACCCAGCGCCGTAGGCGTAACGGGCTGCGTCATATTGACTTGCTCCTATCTGCCCGTGCGGGCACTGTTGAACGGCCCCCGTGCCACCGCAGCTCGGGGGTTGCTAGTTAGTCGTTTGCTGAGATAGCCGCTCAGCGCGGATCGCCGCAGGTCACTGCGGGTGCTCGAGTGCCTCGCCGGCGTTAGCTACGCTCGGGGCGCAGGCCGATCGTCCAGAACACAGCCGACTGCATACCGGCCAGCGGCACGCGCTTGTCGTCGAGGCTCGCCGGGCCGAACTCATGCGTGGCGCCGGTGATCCACACCTCGCCCTCGCCGGGCACGACGATGTGCTTGTGTACGGCGTGCAGCATGAGCCGGTGCAGCAGATCGGCGTTGCGCTCAAGGCGTACGAGGTCGTCGTCGAACGTGCGCACCCGAATGAGGCTGTGCTGCAGGAACACGTCGGTATTCGTGCCGGGCCGCGACAGCAGCGTGTACGACGTCGGCGAGCCATCGGGCACGACCTGCGACACCGGCAGCGGATTGCCGCGGGTCGCCAGTTCGTCGAGCAGGTATCGGCGTGCGGCCGTCAGCGGGCCGACCGGGGGAACGAGTACGGTCACGGGCCGAGCCCCGCAGACACCTGCATGAGCGGGGCGACGTCATTCTCAGCGGCGACCGCCTCGCCCGACTCAGCCCGCACATACACGCGCACACGGTCGCGGCCGACCCGCGTCTCAGTCTCGTAACCCTCGCCCGCGCCGTCGATTTCGGTTTGCGAGTCGGCGATTGCGGCGGCCTGGTCGCGTAGCTCGGCACCGATCCGCTCGCACTCGGCGATCACGCCGGGCATGGTGCGGATCATGTTGTGCTCGCTGTACGGCATGTCAAGCGGTCGGTACGGCACGCTTCTCCACCTTTCGCAGGGTCACGCGGTAGCCGGGACGGAACCCAAACGGGCCGCCGTTGTAGTCCTCGACGTCGCCCCACACCTTGAACTCGCGGCCGTGCCAGTCGGTGACCAAATCGCCGTGCGCCCAATCGTTCTCGGGCGTAACCATGCTGTACTCAGTGAGCACCGCGTCGTTGTCGGCCACCGCCGAGCCGGGCTCGTTGACCCGCGGGCGCAGGCTGCTAACCCTGCGCGGGAACGTGACCGGCTCGACGATCGGCTGCCCGGCGGCGTTCTCGCCGGTCTTGAGCTTGGTTGTGTGCTGCACAGTGAACGGTGTCGGGAACATCAGCAGTACCGCTCGCTGCTCATCGAAACCGACGACATGCCAGAGCGATACGGGCGCAGTCGCAGTTTCATGTCGCGCGTGAGGAACGGCCGCGGCGAGGTGCCACCCTCGGCGAACGCCACGCCGAAACCGTCAGCCGACAGGTTCGTCGTTTCCGGCAGTATCTCCTTGGGCCGCGTCAGGACCGCCGCCACCATTGCCGCCGTCACTCGCGCGATCGGCGACGGGATCGGGTCCGGTACCTGATTCGGCCACAGGTGCCCCGCTACGAGGTCGCTTGCGTCCTGCAGCAGGTCGTTTACGTCCGGTAGCGCCTCGGCCAGATCCGGCCGCTGCAGCGCCCTTAGTGCGGCCTGTACGTCGGCCGTCGTCGCCAGTGTCATTGCCTGCCCCCTCGCTGTGCTCGGTCCAGTTGGGATCGGCCGCGACGAGCGCGGCCAGCAGGGAACCCGTAGGTGCCCCGATGACCGCGCCCGTCAAGCCGTGCCGATAGCGCACCGACTATGCGGTGACGTCAGGCGTAACCACGCCGACCGGCGTCTGATTGGCGCCGACCGACGTTGCCGAGACACCGAGCACGTAGGCGAACCGTGCCTTGAGGCGCAGGGCCACCATGTCGCGCTCGGCGAGGTTGATCTGGTTCTCGCCGGTGCCGAGGGTCGCCTGATCGAGGAACTTCACGGTAATGTCCTGCCGCACACCGACCTTGACGCGCGAGGAATCGGCGATCACACCGACCGCGGAAGTGGGCGCCCACGCACCATTGCGGTTGAAGTGGGTATTGAAGCCCAGGAACGAACCGTCACGGAACGCGAGGTTTCCGTCGGCGTCGCGGACGTTGGCGACCTGGTACCGCAGCGCCAGGCTCGACAGGAGGGTGTCAGGCGCCCACCCGGCAAGAGCGACCTTCTCGGCGACCTTGTTGGATGCGCCCACGAGGTCGAACTCGTTTGCGACACCGGAGACGTGCGCGATGGCCTGACCCGCCGCGACAGCGGCCGGGACGAGCGCCGGGGAGACCCAAGACGCGGGCTTGTCGATGCCGAAAATGACGGCCTGGTCGAGCTTCTTGCCGATGGCCTGCCCGCCCTGCTCGGCGACCTCGGTCAGGATTGCGACCGTTGCGTCGTCAATCACGGCCTCGGGCACCGGAATGATCACGGCGACTTCCTCGGCCACCAGCGTGCGGTTGGCCCACGTGACCTTGCTCGTCGGGATGACACCCTCGGGCTCGGTTGCGGACTCGCCGACCCAACCGGCCTCGGGCAGGGTCGCCAGCACCGGCAGGTGCGTGGTCTTGGTGCCCATGTTGACGTTCTGGAACGCCGACAGAACGGTGCTGCCCTGCTTCGCGGCGGCGAGCAGCGTGTCGCTGTACGCCTCCTGAATCAGGGTAGCGACCTCGGCGCGGGAAATGTCAGCCATTGCTAACCTCTCTATTCAGTTGTTGTTGTGTTCAACCGCCGAGGTCGCCCCCGTGCGGAAGTTGTGAGCTACTCGCCAGACCTCAAGCGCCGCAGCGCTTCTACGGCCTTGACCTTGGGGTCTTGCGAGCCGGAATCGGCGCCGGTTGCGCCGCTCTTGAACCCGCCGCCACTGCCAGCCGGGTTGCGCTTCTTGGGCGCCTCGGGTGGCTTGGGGGCGTTCTCGTCGCGCCATGCGATCAGCGCGTCGGCAGACGCGATCAACTCGGCCTCGGTCTTGCCTGTGAGGGATGCGACCGGCACAACCTTGCCGGGCCGGTTGGCGATGCGGTCGCGCAGGCGGTCGAACTCCACTGCCTCGGCGCGAGTTTCGGCCGCCGCGGCACGATCGAGTGCCTTCTGCAATTCGGTCTTTTCGCCCTCGCGGATTGCGTCAAGCTCGGACGCCTTGACCTTGAGGTCGTCATAGTCGCCGAACTTGGCGCGCTCGCGTGCGGCACGCTCGCCTGCGATGCGATCGACCTCGGCCTGCGTAAAGGTCTTGCCCTCGCCGCCGCTGCCGCCCTTGTCGCCGCCCTTGTCGCCGCCCTTGTCGCCACTTTCGACGGGTGCGCCGCCCTCGGCGCCGTCGGCCGGTGTCTCGTTGTCTGCCATAATGATTGCTCCTGTTTCCGTATGGGCTCGTCAGCCATGCCAGCCGTTTATGCGCAGGCCGTCCGCGCTTGCCCGACACATATCGGCCGGGAAACTTGGTAATTGGTCAGTCAGTGCGGGCGTTCTCATACGCCTGCGCCGCCGGTGAGCGGTTGAGCATGTCGAGCAGCATCAGCCGATACCCGCGGCGCCACATGCGCGCCGGGGCGCCGGTGCCCGCGTACGGGTTTGGGTCGCCGATGGCCGCCGCGCGGCCCGCCCGGTGCGCGGCGCCCAGTTCGTCGCGGTTCATGCGTTGAAATACGCGGTCATGGCGTTTTGCTTCCAGTTACGCCCGGCGAGAACGGCGTCGCGCAGTTCGGCTTTCGTGATACGACCGTGTTCGTCGAACCAGTTCGCCATTTCCTCGCTCATCCACTTGCGAGCCGTTGTCTCATTGACAGACCACAGCTTTCGCGCGTCGACCTTGGCGGCGTACTTGCGGGCGATCATCTGCCCGTTGGTCGCCGCCTCGGCCGCCCAATACTGCTCGGCAACGCGCTCCTGATAGACCCAATAGAGCAGTTCGTCGAAGCTCTTGCCGGTGTGCCCGTCTGCGCGGGCCTCGCGCATGAAGTTGCGGCGGCGAATGGCCTCGACCTCAAGGCCGAACGCCTCGGCCTCGGCCTCGACCTCATCCCAGCCCTGCTCGATAAGCTCGCCCATGCGATCCCACTTGGCGTGCAGGGCGGCCTGCTTCTCGGCGGCCTTGGCGGCAGCCTTTGCGGCAGCAGCGTTTTCGCGTGCCTCGATGCGCTCCATTTCGTCGATCAGCCGGTTTTGCAGATCGTCGTCGCCGACCTCGATCGCCGCGGATAGCTCGGCCTCGATATCGTCCAGAGTGCGTTTCGGCTTGCGCGGGCGCTTGCCCTTGGCTGCCGGTGTGGGCTCAGTCTCAGGCTCGGGCAGGCCCAGCAGCTTGGCGATTTCCTCGTCGGCGCGCTCGTAGTAGGCCACCGCGTGCCGGTGCTCGTCCTCAGCGTCGAGCCACTGCCCCACGCGGTGCAGCCGCACGCGCTCATTGCCGCGGGTTTCCATCGCGCGGGCAATCGCGTTGGGAGACAGCAGAACGCCGTCAGAATCGCGCGAGACGGCCTCGTAATCGGCCAGCCAGTCGTGCACATAGCTAGGCGCCGCGTAGTCGACGCCGTTCTCGCGCAGCGGCACGACGAGGCACTTGCAGTGATCGTGCCCCTTGGCGTCACGCCGGTGCGGGGCCTGCGTCGCGCTCGCCTCGCTGCGGTACAGCCCCGGCGCCGTGCGCTGATCCATCGTCAGCACGCGGGTTGCCAGCATCCGGCAGTACCCGCAGGCGTTCGCCGAGGCGTGCCGTACCCACCGAGCCCCCTCGCGCTCGGCGTTGTCCAGCACTGTGCGCCGTGACGAGTCGAACACTGCCCGTGTAGCCGAGCCCCGCAGCGCCCGCAGCGGATCGGCCTGCAGCAGCGACCAGCGGCCGTTTGCGGCAAGCTGACTCGGGTCGGGCAGTGCGGCGGGCTCAGGCGTGAAAGCCTCAGCGCCGCCGGGCTGCTCGGCGTACCACTGCGTCGACAGATCGGCCGCCGCGGAGAGGAACGGATCGGCGAGCGCCGGATAGGCGTCGGTGATCAGCGCCAGGCCCTCGCGCTGCGTCGCGTCGGCGAGCCGCGGCACGATCGTGTCGACCGCGCGGCCGATGCTGCCCGCTAGCTCATTGAGTACGCCTTGAAACTCCGGTGCCGCCGTCGTCATCTGCTGCGCCCTCGCCCTCGTCGTCGGGCGCCTCGTCGTCGAGAACCTCGTCGACAGGTGGCGCGTCGGGATCTTGACCAGGGGTGCCAGCGGCGAGCAGCTTGTCGACCAGATCCTTGGCGCGAGTGCCGCGCAGGGCATCCTTGATCGCCTGTATCTGCTGCTGCGTCATGCCGGGCACCATTGGCAGCAGGTACTCGATCGGCACGCCCTGCTGCGCGAGCTTCACCACGCCGTCGACGACGGCGCCGAACGAACGGGCCTCGGTGTCACGCCAGATAACCTCGGCGGCCTTGTCGGGCGCCGTCTCGCCGTCGGAGTCCATTTCGACGGCCAGGCGCATGACCTGCTCCCACGACTCGCCGAAGCTCTCGCGCTTGTTGGCGAGTTTCAACTGCTCGCGGTGCTCGGCCGCCGCCAGCGCCTCGGCCGACACGTTCACGACCTTGACCTGTGACGGGCTGATCTGAGCCTCCATGACGACGTGCTCCACCATTTCGGCCAGAACCGCGTTGTACGGCTCGACCGATGCGGGAGGAAACGCCTGCGCCTTGACCTCGGGATCTTCAAATGTCCAGACGCGCAACGCCGATGCCTTGAGCACCTCGTTTTTGCTGCCAGTCCATCCGGTGATCACGCGCTGCGGGTTGGCGCCGAACCGGCTCACAAGCAGCCGGTCGAAGTTCACACAGTTGATCGCCTTCTGCATCCCGATCAGCGGCTCGATTTCGCCGACGATCATGTCGTCGGCGTCGCGGTCGTTGACGAACCGCACGACGGGGCACACCGGCTTGCCGTCCTCGGTCGCGCCGTGCTCGATCACGTCGTCGACGTTGTGCAGCGTCACGGGCTTGGTCGAAAACTCGACCTGCCCCTCGGCTGTCGTCGGCAGCGCGCCGAGGTCAAGCTCGTACATGTACCGCTCGTCGTACAGAACGCCCCGCAGGTGCGGCTTGGCGTCCTTGTTCGTCACCCACGTTTCGAGGGCGTACTGCGGCCAGGCGTCGAGCACCGGGTCGTCGTAGACGGCGATCAGCCGCCGCGGCGACCGGCAACGGAACTCCGGCGTGCCGTCGACACCGGGTGTCACGACGACGTACGCGGCGCCGTACTGCACGGCCGGGCGATGAACCTCGGCCTGCCGGGCGTCCATGCGGTTGGCCTGCCAGATGCGCCACGCCGGATCGTTCTGCTGCGCGGCGATCGTCCGGTACCCGACGACGCTCAGCGATTGCGCGAACGAGTTGCGGATCATGCGCAGAATGTTCTTAACGCTCAGGCCCGCAAGCTCTTTCACCTCGTCGCTTGCCTCGTCGGGTACGTTCGGCTTGCCGCGCTTGCCGTTGGTGTACTCATAGATCCGGTCAAACGTGCCCTTGTCGCCAAGGTGCAGTTGATACATGTCGGCGACGACCTTGCCGAGGCTTTCGCCGTCGAGCGCGTCCTCGGGCCAGTCGATACCGTCGTCGTCGTCGAGCACCTGGTCGTCGACATATGGCTGCGGGATCACGCGGCCCCCTCTCACACGAACATTGCGCCGCCGCTGCTGCGCTTGGGCGCATCGAGCGCGCCGAGCAGAGCCAGGCTCACGGCAACTAGCGGATGGATTACGCACGTCGGGTCGCGCCGGTCCCAGCCCCAACCGCCCGCGTCGCGGATCGGCCGCTTACGGGCGCCCTTGAGCGCCTCGGTAACGTCGGTCTGGTCGCCGTGCGTCAACGTGTCGTTGTTGACGTTGTTCTCAAACAGGCCGCACGCCTTAGCCATATCGCCCGCGCCGGTAACCCGCACCTTGACTTTGCGCCGTTTCAGTTCGGGCACAAGGGCTTTGGCGGGGCTCGCGTCGTCGATCACCACGGGCATACGGCGCCCGGCGCGCTCGACGATCCAGTCGACGGCCGCCGCGGTGTCGGTGCCTGCCCATACCTGCTCGACGTGGCGACTTTCGTCGTCCATCAGCCAGCACGCGGCGACCGACAGTGCGCCGCCGTGAGACATGTCGACGCCGAGGGCGCTTGGCTTCTCGCCGTCCTCGGGTCCGAACTCGTCGGCAAGGTCGCGCCATACGGTCGCCTTGACGACGGCCATATGCACGGCGATCTTGTCCCAGATGCCCATTGCCTCGCGACGAAAGCTGTCCATAGACAACGCTTTTCGCATACGCATGATCGCGCGGCGCGACGTCCGGTGCGGGTAGCTCGGATTCATCTTGCGCCACTGGCGCTCGTCGTCGGGGTCGGCGTCCTCGTCGGCCGATATCTCGACATAGCCCACGTCGTCGGACTCGCCGTTAAGCGCGTCATTGCGCAGGTTGGTGAACACCTCGCCGGGGTCGGTTGGCTTCGGCGGCGTGCCCGCGAACAGAATCAGACCGTTAGGCGATGCGTTGGTCGCCGGGATCATGTCGTCCATCGCGTTTTCAGTGAGGATCTGAGCCTCGTCGAAAATCAGCACGTCGACCTTGGCGAAACCGCGGCCGAACCCTTTCTCACGGGCGCCGAACAGGATTCGGCTGCCGTTCGTGAACAACACGGCCTCTTTACCGTTGCCGGTGAGTACCTGCTGCACGTGCGGGGCGATTTCCTCGCGCTTGGCGAGGCCCTGCATTGACTTGAACGTCTCGGCGGCCGTGCGCGTCCGGTGAGCGGTCCAGATAACCGTTGTGCCGGGCGTCATCTTGCACAGCGCGAACACGACCGCGCCGAGAAAGTAGGTCTTGCCGGTCTGCCGCGGGATCGACATAGCGAACATGTCGGCCGCGTACAGCCCGTCGGATCGCTTGGCGCATACCAGCTTTCCGAGGTCGTCCTGCCAGCGGTCGAACTGCAACCCCATGTTGACGTTGCACTCATGGCGCACAGACGGCCACGACGTTGAGGTGATACCGTCGGGCTTGATTACGTGGCGAGCAACCTCAGATAGCCGCAGCGGCTCAGACGTCCGAACCATCGAAAGCCTCGTCGGCCGGGGCCTCGGGCTTACCGTCGCCGCTCTGCTGGCGCTGCAGGTCTATCGTCTCGATTTCCTTCGCAATCTCCATCGACCGGCGGGTGAGCGCGGCCAGATCGCGTGCGGGCGTGTCGGGATCGGCGATTGCCTCGACCACACGCTCTTGCATTGCGACGAGTAGGCCGTAGCGGTCTTTGTCGGCAGCGGCTTGCGTGATCGACTTCGCGGCCATCAGCAGCCACCGCCTGCGAGCACCGGGCACACTTCGCCGTGCGCCTGTGCGCGGTCGGCGAGGTCGGGCGTGGTGACGTAAACCGGCGCTGAGTCGGCGCCGGGCTCGGGCACTGCGACCTCAAACCCGATCGACAGCACGATCGGCTCGCCGCACGCCGGGCACGGAACCTCGATAGTGCTCGGTGCTTCCATTGGTCTGTTCTCCTGGTGTGGTGCCGCCGGTCAGTCGGCGGGAACGTGGCACGCAATGGCCGCGTTGGCGCGGTGCATTACGTCCTCAAGCGCGGTGTGCGCGAGGGCTTTGTGACGGCCCGGCGGCAGCGCCTCGTCGAGGTAGTGCGCCAGGGCCTTGCAGGCGCCGCGAACGCCCTCATGTGCAAGCTGACGGGCGATCGAGTCGGCGGGATGGAATGAGAACCTGTGCTCAAGGTCGGCGCGGCTCTGCTCGGTTTGGTAGCTCAAAACGGCCTTTCAGGGCGTTGACATGCAGGGATGCGGAATTGCCGGCGTTAGCTGGCGAGGTGCGGGCGCGGCACGAGTCGAACGTGCAACCGGCGGCTTTGGAGACCGCTGCTCTACCGATTGAGCTACACACCCAAGTGCGCGCGGCCGGGGCTGACGAGGCCCGGCACGTTGACGCCGAATTACCAGCCGCCTCTATCCGTCGGTTGGGCTACGCGCGCAAGTTCAGAACGGTGGCGGGCCGGAATGGCGCCGCAGTTCGTACACAGCGCCGACCGGACTGCCGAGCAGCGTCGGCAGGATCTCGTCGTACTGCTTCTCAGTCAGCGGCAGGGCACCCTCGTCGATCACCAGGGCGTCGAGCGCGAACCCGCGGGCGCCGGTGCGCCGGGAAACGGGCACGGCGTTGTCGAGGCCAAGCTCGGCGATGATCGCCTGCGCACGGGGCAGCGTCGCGGCCACGACGCCGATGCGCCGGGCGCTCACTGCTGTGCACCCAACTGCGCAAGCTGCGCAGCCTGTGCGGCCTGCCGTGCATCGAGCCTGCTCAGAAGTTCGCCGATCGACACCAGTGCGTGCAGCACGATCGGGTTAAGCGTGTCGTCGTGCTCAAAGGTGAGCGAGTCGAGCGCCTCTCGCGCGAGGGCGAGCCGGGCGTCGGGTGTCACTGGTCGCCCTCGACGAACTCGTACAGGCGCTCGGCCGTCTCGCGCACAGTTGCGTGGTCGTCCTGCACGCCCGATTCATGGATGCGCACCGCCAGGCCCACGACGTCGAGGCGCACTCGCTGCTCGGCGATGCGGGCCTCGACGGCGGCCGGGCTCTCGGTGATCGTCCAGACGGTCGAGGCGAGGGCAGGGTCGGGAGTGGGCGCGTTCACGATGGGGGGCCTTTCGGGTTTGCGGTCACACCCGCAGCGGTCGGTGCGGGGTTTGGAAAAAAACACGCCGACCTGCGGCGATTGGAAAAAAATGCCGGGGAGAGACGGGTGCCT